AAAAAAGAGCGAAAAAATACAAAAATTGTCGAAAAATACCACAGCAAAATAACCAGAATAAATATAAAACTGTAAACCAGCACTTTACAAAGGTTATGTCTGCAATGTGCTGAAAATAAGCAAAATAAAGAAAATGCTCCAAAAATAGCAAAGTATCACACACACGCAATAATATATAATATAAAAAAGCAATAAAACGCGTTTTTTGGGCGTCTGCGGGGTTTTCGCCGGTTGTGTGGAGCAATACCCCACACCCCCCGGACGGGTGCCGTATGGTGGCTGTCAGAATGGTATCGTAATTATTTGAAAATGAATATTTTGATTTGTTGTTTAGATTTTTTATTTTATTTTTTTATTTTTTTTGAAATTTTGGTTTGAGATTTTAGTATTAAACATACTTTTCTGCGGACGCTGGATGATGTCTTGACGATAAAATTCGATTTTTGGCACATTTTGTGCCCTTCTCGCGTGATTTCTTTTCGTTTTGGTATATTTCCTTGTCTTGGGTTGAGAAAGTGGCTTAAAATGGCTAATTTTGGGTTTTGGTGTTTTGTGCAATAAAAAGTGCTTGGATGCGTTATTAGGTGTGACATTAAAGTGATTGTTTAATTAAAACTTGTAAAGTCATGAAAATCAAAGACATTATTGACTGGTTAAAAGAGAGCAACAGGTGGAAACATCTGATTGGGGGTTTCGTGCTTGGACTGTTCTTGACGTTCATATCACCTATAACCGCAGCAGGATGCCTCGAGTTCAAGGATGTTCAGTGGGGCGGCAGATGGGATTGGTGGGACTTCACGCTCACCTGCATAGGCGGCATCATCGGCGGTGCCATAAACCTAATAGTCATATATTTGCTGTTCTTGCGATGATTTTTTCAAAGAAAATCTCAAAATAATTTTGCCAATTAAAATATTCTTCGTATCTTTGCAGTGTGAAACAAAGACAAGATATATGGATAAAGAACTGAATATCAATGTAGACGAGTATTTGCAGAGGAAAGACAAGGGGTGTCATCGTAAGAAATACAAGCACGACGACGCCCGGATTGGGATGTACAACTACGCGGGGGTGCTCGAGATGGAGTTCGAGAATCTGACTGATGCGGTGGAAAACAATCCGGTCGGTGCCACATACAAGGGCATCTTGGCGTGTGTGAAGCACGAGATAAAGAAGCACGCGGGGAAGATATGGAGGAAGGAGGGCGAGGAATGAAATTCAAAAGGTTGCTTTGCAAGATTTTCGGGCACAGGCTTAGTGGTGCGGAATGGTACGAGTCTATTGAATACGTCACTATGGGTAACGGGAAGCCTTATTATGGCAAGAAATCAAAGAAATCGAGGAAGAAGAAGGTTGTGCACACGTTCCGCAAGTGCAGGCGTTGCGGTGCGATGATAAAGGTCGGAAAATATAACAAGTATTGAGCCTTATGAAAGACGAGATAGTTACAAACGAATGGCAAGACGCCAACCTATGCAAACCATGGGCAAGGAGAAGAGTTCTTGTAAGATTAAGTGATGGCAGTTATGATGTTGCATATTGGTGTGGCATGTATTGGTGTACGCAATGCGGACGTCCATATCATAACGACGGTGGTAACATTACGCATTTCTATATTTTTGACAGATTGATTCCAAAAGATTACGGGAATTAAATAGAAACCACAATGGATGATAATAGAAATATACTTGAAGAAGAGTGGAGACCTGTGTCAGGTTATGAGGGCTTTTACGAAGTGAGTAACAGAGGGTCTGTCCGTAGTCTCGACAGAACCGTAATCTATAAAGACGGACGTTCGTATTTAAAGAAGGGGAGTGTGTTAAAGCCTACAGCGTCTGGGAAAGTCCCGTATTACACGGTGTCTTTATATAAAGATGGTTCTGAATCAGTCAAATCCGTCCACAGACTTGTAGCAACGGCTTTCATCCCTAATCCAAATAGCCTGCCAGTAATCAATCATAAAGACGAAAACAAACTAAACAACTGTGCGGATAATCTCGAATGGTGTACCCAGCAGTACAATTTAAATTATGGAAGCGCAAGGGAAAAGATTAGCGTGGGGTATCTACACCCGATGGTCGCCGTGGAGCAAAGGGACATAAAAGACAATTTTATTGCAGAATACAAATCAATAGGGGAGGCGTCGAGAAAAACGGGAATCAATCGTTCGCACATTTGTGAGTGCTGTAAAAAAATAAATAAATCCGCAGGAGGATATAAGTGGAACTACAAACAAAACAATGACTGACTGTGCCAATTATGTAGGGTGGTTGTGCTCCCACTGTGATGAGGCAAATGCAAGGAAATGCGCGAGTTACACGCCGCCGGTTAAAGTAAAGGATGAAGTTAAAGAGGAACTTGAAGTAAAGAAATATAAACAATTAACACTCTTTGAGTTATGAACAATAAAATCTATATCAGCGGTCCGATAACAGGGCACAAGGACTGGCGCAGGAGATTCACGGAAGCCGTGATTCACGTGTCGCAGCCTGAGTTTTTTGACCGTTACGGGACTGCGGAGATGTCCGAGAGGTACGGGGTGTTCCGTTTCGACACGGTGAGTGCTCTTTCCTATGGACGTGACGACAAGTCGTGGCGGTGGAATATGCGTAAATCCGTCTGGAAGATGCTATGGTGTTCAACGGTCTACTTCTTGAGGGGGTGGCATAAGAGCAGGGGTGCGAGAATTGAGTTCCGTATTGCGGAGATGCTCGGGAAGCGGATAATCTTCGAGGAGGACAAGAGATGATTCTCGGAGTCTGCTTGTTTGTATATTTAATCGGTGTGGGCGCGTCGGCAGTGGCTATGGCGGACAACCTTATCGACTTGAATCCGCTGACATTTTTTGTCGCGTTATGCCCTGTGCTTCACTGGGTCGTCGTTGTCAAATTTTTTCGCAGGAGCGTCCGTAAAGGAGTTTTTCGCGAATGGATTGACGAATACAAAAAGATATGGAAGAAGGAGGACTGCAAATGACTATAAAGAACTGGATTGAACAGTTGTCTCGTTCGGGCATGGTGTGCACGGACTATATGCGGAAACTCTCCGCCGTGGAGACGAAGGAGGATATGTTCCGCGTCCTTTGCGACGCAAACGGCGGTCAGTGGCTTTTCGAGATGCACGCGAAAGGTGTGCCACTTCCGATAGACAACTTCTGCAAGGAGTTTGCGAACTATTTGAACGGGACGCGCATCGTTGAGTACCCGCAGGGATACACGTCGAAGTTCTACTGCCGTCCCACGCCCGAGGTGGACATCGACGCGAATACGACGCTTGTCTATCTTCTCGAATGCAAGAATATGGAGGTGTATGTGCCAAAGAACAAGTACCCGTCGATAATACTGTCCAACGGCAGCAATGCCGACGTCGTTCTCGGAGAAGGGGCGCGCGCGAACGTCGACTTGTACGGCGACGCCCGTGTGAATCTTGTTGGAGACACTACAAAATGCAGGATAACGAAACATTAACAGTATGGAATACAGGATAAAGAAACGCTTTGACGAGCATACGAAAACGGACGTCTATGCTGTCGAGACCCTTTTTGGCGGAGTATGGAAGCAAGTTGTAGGTATTCTACCCAATGGTTTCGGAGATGCCGTGTTCTCGACGATGGAAGAGGCGAAGCGGTATATCGTCTACCTCGGCGGAGCGTACGGTGCCGACGCTGACTTCAAAATAGTATGGGGGAGCGAAGATGACTGAAGAACTGGACTACACCGCGCTGACCTCCTACGGCGAAGACGAGCGGGAGCAATCGGGCATCGGCTCCGTCAAGGTGTACGACGGCAACTCGTGGTATGCTACCGTTGAATTGAGTGCAATATACGGCTCGTTCCTTGCCGATGTGGAAGACCCCGACACGGGCGAGCCTACGATGAGCCTTGTCATACCTATCCGCAAGAGCGGTGTGACGCTCACCCCAAAACGCCGCGTCCTCGCTGTCTACAAGGCGCAGATGGCGCAGGTGCCCTCACCGCGATATTCTCACCTACTGACACGCATCATAGACCGCGACGTGCTGAACAACATGCGACGGCTCGGCTTCAAACAGAATTTTGAAGGGTTTATGAGACCCACATCGCTGAAAACCAATAAGAAAGGATATACCAAATGAAAACAAGAAAATTAGGAGAAGTGTTCCAACACCCCACACTGGGCACACTGAAAGTCGTCGAGTCTGCGATGCCGAACGACTGCAACGGCTGTGTGTTCCAGTCGGCCACGAACCCATACTGCCGTAACGACGTTGACAAGATACATTCCGGTCAGTGCGCCATAGAGAGCCGTGAGGACAACCACGATGTAATTTTCATTAAAGCGAAAGGAGAGAACAATGATTAAAACAGACGAGACGGGGCGTAGTTTCCTGTCATACAATAGCACGGGACGCATAGCGCGTATTCCTATGGAAAAAAGAGGTCGTAGTGTAAGGAACCACGAGTGGGTCTTGGGTAGCATCCTCCTCGAGGTCTTCGACCCAGAGGACAGGCAGAACGGCTCTGCGAGGCTTTGTCTTATCACATTCGACGAAATGCTCATCGAGCAGATGAACACGATAGGCGTGGGCAAGGACGTGAAAGTCCGCTGGCACGTGGAAGTTCGGGATAACTTCGACAACTACAAGGTGTCGCTTGTGCTCGACGAGATAGAGTTTCTGACGGAGGGCGAGAATTTCGTCCTCGGAAATGGCAAGAGAGGAGAATAAGTTATGAACAAAAGACAAAGAAAAAAAACGTCGCTTAGTGCTGGTGCGGTCAAGGAGATTGCATCCATGCAGAACCGTATCGACGACTTGGAGAATGCCTTGTGGAGACTGGCGATGATGACCGAGGGGAGAGACGATTGCCGCTCATTGCTTAAATTTGCAGGAAACGATGAGATGGTGAGCATTGCTATCGACAAGTTGTTCGATTTCATAGAGAAACATACAAGTAAAAGAAATGACTGAAAACAAAGAAGACATTTGGATAGTAAATCCTGACGATATGGAAGACCGCTGTATCTGTATACGGAGTAAAACAGCCTACGTCTACTGCTACCCGTTTACAGCGGAGGTTTTGAAGACAGGCGCGAAGACGGTTACAAGGACTGGGCGCACGGTAAAGAATGTGCAGGTCAACGGCAAGGGAGCGAACGCCGTCGTGACAGGAGAACTTGACGGTGAGAGACTCACATGGGACGCAGCAGGTAGATACAAGGGGCCATACGTCGATGACGACAGAGACCTTTATCACTATGAAAGATATTTCTACAAGGACTGGAAGACGCACTTCGGCATGTCAAACGCGGAATTTATGATAAGATACGGAAGAAAACACCCAACTGTAAAAATACCGAGTTGATATGTCATACCACTGTTTGAAATTTAACGACAACAAAGATAAGATGTCACAATGTTCTTTTAGGGAAGAAGACGAGCATTGTTTTTATTGCCCGTATTATCAATCATTCGACCCGATAGGAGAACTTTCCGAAGAAACATCGGCAAGATTATCCGCCGTGTTTAGTGAATTGACCGAGCGATACGGTCGCCCTCATCCAACGGTTAAAATCCCCGAGTAATGGTGAAGAAGCGTATTGACGACCCACTTTCCGAATGGACGGAACGCGACTGGGCTGAGATGTACGACCTCTTGTATCAAGGGGCGATGACGCCCGGCGCCGCAATACCAGCGTTTCCGAGTTATTTGAAAGGGCACCAAAGGGCGGAAGAGTACCGTCGTGAGGAAATGTCCACCGAGGCAAGAAAAGCGTCCCTACGGGCTGAAATAAACAGACTTCAATCCGAACTCGACGCCATGGAGGAAGAGGAAAGAAACAACACACCGCACAAGCAACTTAACCTATTTGAATAATGATACACGAATTTGACCTTTACATTTATCCACGAAAACTATGGGTAACTTACGACGCAACACCAGAGGAACTGAACAAAGAGTTTCCCGAAGGCGACACGAGTGAACGGATATTCAAGGAAGTGCCACAATTTTCTCTTGCAGTAACAGACACTTCACGAAGCAAGGATAAAAAGGGCGGTGTATTGATACGATTTGCTGATAAAGAGAGTATTGACGACGAGCTGAATATACTTCACGAAAGCATTCACGCCGCAAACTTTGTTTTTGACTATATCGGTGCTACACATGACGTAAACAATGACGAACCGTATGCGTATCTCGTAACTTATATCGCCAAGTGCTGTGCCACCGCAAGGGATAATGGAGTAAAAGAAAAACAAAAAGAATGACCGACGAGGAATTTGACAACACAACATTCCACAAAGGAGACAAGATTGAAGTGTGCCACTACTTCAAGACCGAAGTCGAAGATGTAGAATATGTGAATATAATTGACAGATATATAAATAATTACAAATCACAACAAATTTAAAAGTATATACCTTATGACAAGAGAAGAACAGAAACAAATCGAAAAAGAAGCCGTTGAAACTTATGGAATTGACGCACAAATGAGAATGCTCCAAGAAGAATGCGGCGAGTTGATAGTCGCCGTCGGACATTACCAGCGTGGCAGAGATGGTGCATTGGGCAATCTCATAGAGGAAATGGCCGATGTTGAGATTATGCTAGAACAGATAAAAATCGCCCTTGAAGTCGATGTCACTGCTACAAAAAATTACAAACTCGAACGTCTGAAAAAGCGTCTCGCAAAATAAAATCTTATGAAAATTTTATCTTTATTTGACGGAATCAGTTGCGGAATGGTTGCCCTAGAAAGGGCTGGAATTCACGTGGAAAAATATATTGCGTATGAGATTGATGCGAACGCAATCAAGATAAGCAAGAAGAACTATCCGGAAATAGAGCATCGAGGGTCGGTAGTCGGGGCGGACTTCAAAGATTATGAAGGCTATGACCTTGTGATAGGTGGCAGTCCGTGTCAAGGGTTTTCATTCGCAGGCAAGAGGTTGAATTTTGACGATGAACGTTCTAGGCTTTTTTTTGAATTCGTGAGAGCGTTGAAAGAGGTGAAGCCAAGATTTTTCTTGCTTGAAAACGTGGTAATGAAGAAAGAATGGAAAGATGTTATAACAAAGATTATGGGCGTCGAGCCTATCCTTATCAACAGCAACCTTGTCTCAGCGCAAAATAGGCAAAGGCTTTACTGGACTAATATTCCGAACGTGACTATTCCTGTCAACAAGGGTATTGTATTGTCTGATATTCTTTGTGAGGATAACGGGGAGCACAGCCTTTCTGCAAAGCACTACAATGCTTTCCTTAAATCTTATCCGAACTGGTGTGACAGCCCCATAAACGGCAAGTCAAAGCCTCTGCTTGCTTCATATTACAAGCAGCCTCCGCATTGCCCATACGTAAAGTCGGATAAGTCCGAAAGCGGATACCGTATGTTATCCCCTGTTGAATGTGAGCGTTTGCAGACATTGCCCGATGGTTATACCGAAGGAGTCAGCAAATGCGCCAGATATAAGGCTCTCGGAAACGGATGGACAGTTGATGTAATAGCCCATATTTTTTCAAGCATTCCCCAATGAAATCCATTATGAATAAACAACAATACTATGGTATAAGGGAGGATATTAGGAAACTATGCGCAGACCGGCGGCTTGAATGTTACGCGTGTCTATTGAAGAGCAAGAAACTGAAGATTATTTCAAAATAGATTTGCCGTGACACAATAAACAAGCAGAACCGACGTTATATAGACAAAATCAAGTTTCATAGTAATTTTTTCTCACTCGTAGTGATACGGGTGAGTTTTTCTTTCAAATTCCGTCCGAAAATGTGAAAATGAGTGCCATTTTGCTCACCTTATTTGTGAGGCGAGCAAAAGTTTTCAATGTGGATTTCAACGACTTGCGAGAAATAATCAAAAAAAATTTGGTCAGAATGAAAATTGTTCGTACTTTTGCATTGCCTTTTGAGGGAGAGACCGTACAATCCTCCGATAACTTGAAAGGCAATAACTGCGGGTTGGAGCAGACAGTTAGCTCGTCAGATTCATAACTTGAAGGTCGCTGGGGCGGAACCAGCACCCGCAACCAAGCCGATAGAATGGCAAACATATCAAAACGAGAGTCCGAGGCTCGTAAAGATTGTTGAAAAAGATTAGGTCTTGTCCACCATATAACGGACAGATACAACCCTTGCAATCCTCGGACACTGTTGCGAGGGTTGCTTTTTCGTATATGCTTGTGATTGTGGTAGAAAACAAGGTGTTGCGTTCCCATCTACACCCTACACGCCGACCGATACGAAGAAAAGGTGAAAAAGGTGGCAAAGAGGTGAGCCTGTCATTCTCGAAAAAGTGTCCGCTCTGTCCACGCCCTGACAACGGACGACTGCACGACCGCCGAAAGGCAAAGACCCACGAGAAGAAGAAAAAACGGTTGCAGGACGTTTTGGCAAAATACTTGATAAGTATATCGGAACTTATGAGATATATCACAAAACGACCAGATGAGTGGAAAGACTATAAAGAATAAGGTTGTGCAGGATATAAAGGGCATATTGTGGACTGAAAAAAAATGAAACAATAACCGAAATCGCAAAACAAACAAGATAAGACAATGGAAGAGAATTTTAGCCATCCAAGCAAAATCTACATTTCGCCAATAGTTGGTGCCACAATGGATAACGGCGTTGTAATACAACCCGTGATAGATGATGAAGTGGGTGTACTGCAAAATGTGACGATGAGATTCAAAAAATTAAAATATAGTAAATCGTTTCGCAAGAAATTAGTTCACTGCATACGCAACGAGAAAATCGCACAACGCAGGGCAATGAGAAGACAACAAGAGAAGCATAACAATTTTTGTCAATAATTCGCTAAAATTGATGAAAGTTTGAAACGTAAAATGGTAAACAACAGCAAATTATGGAAGATACAATAAAAGTAAAAGTTAACGAGAACGGGCAATGGACTGAATATAGTCTGCCCTATGAAGATTTTGCTCTCATCCAACCTGTTCTTGAAAAATGCAAGGACAAACGGGTGGTCAACTTCGACCCCAACGACCCAGAACAGTCGGCGGAAATGTTCAACCGCATATTTATGCCTTTCGGTATGGCCCAGCAGAACTGGCGCAAGGGCATCATCTACAACCTCAATGACAAACCCGAGGAAATGACCCGTGAGCAGGTGGAGGACACCTACCAGCGAAAGGGCATCCTCTACATCCGCAGTAAGAAAACACCGACACAACAAATAATGTAACATTATGGAACTTAAACTTTTTGCAGCAAAGCGCAGTTGCGGATACTGCGGCGGGCTTATAGTGGTGGCAGCGAACACGGTCGACGAAGCATACAAAACATACATAGAATGGGTGAAATCGACCAACAATGCTCATTTTCTCTATGTAAGGATTGAGTACGAGGATGGCTCTGTCGATGTAGATGACAAATACCCGAAAGATACGTGGTACAGGATACCATCTGTAAAGGTTATCTGTGACGCACCGCAAGTTATTGACGAAGATGGTTATACTGAATAAGACCCATTATGGAATACGATTTTCACAAAGGGGATTGGGTGCTGAGTTGCGCCATGCCATATCCTCAATTTGTCAAGATAAAAGAAGAGCATACCGACATCGAAATTGTAGCGGACATTCGTGACGAAGCCAACGACAGAATAACTACTGCAATAATAGACTGGGACGAGTTGGAGTCTATACCAATCGAGCCTGCCATCCTTGAGGTGTTCGGGTTTAAGAAGGATGTAGCATTAAATGACATTGAGTTTTGGCACATACTCTTAGGAGAGGTTGACATTGCGGTCATTCCATCTTCTAAAGGATGGTGGGTCAGAATAAGCGGAAAAAACTATGTATCCGTTCAAGTGTGTAATATTCACGACATCCAGCACGCGATGCGCGTCGCTGGAATTACAAAAGAACTCGAATACAAAGAAAAGTAAACGTTTATGGATTAATATTAAAAGCAACGGCACGGGATTAAGTTCTCGTGCCGTCTGCATTAAAACAATTGGCAATAATCAATCTTTTTTAAACCACAGATTAAGCATATCCTTGATATTCATAATCTTTGAACTCCCGTGCAGTGTGCCCATTATGTTGCCGTTCTCGTAGAAAGCAACGATAGGGTATGCCTCGATGTGGCGTTTCTCGGCAAGGTCTCTTTCAGTCGTGAAACCGAAAGCAATGAGTGGATAATCCTTCTCTATACTCTCTATGACGGATTCCACAATGGAGCAGTGCAGGCAGTCATTCTTGCCGAATACAACCACGGCACGGATATTGGAGTTAATGAACTCTTTTAACTCGTATTCGGTATCTATGGTATGCTTGCTACTCTCCATTGTCCACGCCCTCCGTATTCTCGTTTCCAGAGCCATTACCGCCGTCGTTTTCACTGTCGGATGTACTGCTCGACGGTGTCGTTCCTGTGTTGCCGTCAGTGGACTGCTCTGTGTCGGTGCCATCGACAGGAATCTCATGTTCATCCACATCGACACGAAGAAGAATGCTATCTTCAATCACGATGTCGGACGCTGAACGCGAGTCCGTGTAGTTGCCGTCGGAGTTGAACTGCACAATAGAGAAGCATTCTTTCAATGTGGAACAGATGTGTGAGTTGCCAATCATGCCGCTGATACTGACGTGGTATTTGCCGATTTCGGTATAGCAAGGCACTACGACAATCACATTGTTGTCCTTAACATTGAACCCGTCTTCCAGCACAATTTCTTCTCCGTTTGCACGAATGAATTTTACTGCAAGGTCGGTCACCTCGCTCATGTCGAGCGGTGCGATGTGACCTTTTTCGAGTTTCTCGAAGAATGGGAATGTCAGTTTGACATCGTTCCCGTGTACGATTTTAATCATTGGTATTGGTATTATTGGTTGTTTTGTATTTTACTTCCAGTTGCTTTGTCTTTTCTGTCTGCTCAAGCGTCTTCTCGAAAGCCTCATTAGCCTCCTTGTTGATACGCTCAACCTCGTCGGGGCGACTGATAGTGTTCTGTTCGACAGCGGTTTGCTGTGACAGGATTCCACTGTTCTTCATAGTGGTGAGCATTTGGTTATAACTTTCCTCGCTGTACGGTTGCCAGATGTCGAACTGTGCATTGATGTTCAAATTCGCAAATCGTGGCACCGCGTCTGTCATAATGCCCTTGGTGCGCAACTCAATGGCAAGACCCTCCTTGAACAGACGTACCATCTTGTCGGCGACATTCTGCCACTCCACGATACCGTTCTTCGCAGTCTGTATGTCGAGGCTTTGCGTCATCTGTACGGCAACACCGCTTGTGTCGCTCGAGGTGTGGATGTCCTTTGGAAGTATGAAGGTCGTGCCGCTACCAATCTGAATACGGTCGAAGATACTCTCTAAGGTCTGTATCATATTCTGCGGCGACGGCGGTTCGAGGAACTTGGCGTCACCCTTGCCTTCAATGCTTACATCATTCAGCACGATGTTGCCTGCAATCTTCTGTGCCTTCGGGTCGATACGTCCCTTGACGTACAGCATTCCCCAGCCCCATTTCTTCTGCAACACTTGGAAGATGTTGTACAGTGTCTCGTAACTGTCGCAGAGAGATTGAACACCCTCCCACGCAACGTTCGTGCGCTTGGTGATAAGCGGTATCTCGTTGAAGCCGTGAACAGACTGCGACAACGTCCACTCGCCTTTCTCGCTTAACTCATAGCGGTAAAAATACGTGTCGTCCCAACTGTCGATGTACTCCTTGTTGTCGACGGTATAGTAAACACTTTCCATAAGGCGGTCGCCGTTCTCGTCGTTGTGCGAGCAGATGACATACCCGTCGGCATAGGAAATCAATCGTGAACGTATCTCGCCACGGCGGTCAATGTAGAAGAGAAGTCCTGCGTCACCGTAGGATTTTGCGGTGGCGACCATTTTGACCTTCATACCGTCTTGGTTGCGCAAGTCCCAATAGTGCTTGAACGTAACAAAATCCTCCTGCATCTCGTCCGTCGGCTTCTTGTCGGACAGCGTGAACTTCATCGGCATACTCGCCATATGCAGGGTCTGCTTCTCCATAATAGACCGCTGGAACGGTATCGCCGTCTTCGTGAACTGTCGGTCTTGGAAACTGCCATCGTTGAACTTCACGCATATCGACGGTATGTTTTCATCAAACAATACCGTGTGCATGTTCGGGTCAAGTTCAGCAATGTACTGGTCTTGGCTAATTACGTTACGCTTCACACGGGGAAGCCTTGCCCTGACACGACCACCGGCGTACACTCCGGGGAAATCGCTTTCCATTGAACTCATGTCAGCGCCTCTTGTGAACGGCTTTCGCTCCAGCAACCGCTCGGGGTCGGCAAGCAAATAATTGATTTGTTCTTGTGTTGTCATGACGTTTGTTGTTTTTCTATTAAATTATACTCTTCCATTAACTGCTCCTTAGACGGAATAAATATCTCATGTCCGCAGTGGCTGCAAACATTATTGTACTTGGTGTTTACGACAATGAGCCTATCTTTTGTCTGCTCTTGAACCTTGAATTTGTCGTTTAGTTTTACGCGAATGTCTGCGAGAATCTTTAAACCATCTTTAGGCTCAATTAAACCGTCGTCCAATGCTCTCTGTGTTTTCGCAAGGAGCATCTCCATCTCCCGCTTGTTTTCGTTAAAGGTTATTCCGCCCGTTTCGGCATCCGTGCTAACGCTTTTAATATAACCCTGCTCCGTGAGGTACGCTTCAAGTTCGTCGCGCATTTTGTCTTCGGAATAAGCGTCGAAGTCATCACCATCGCCGCCGAACAAACATTGGAAAGCGGTCTTGCTGTCAAACATTTTTGCGAGCAGGGTATAAGCAATGTCCCTCACTCGTATAGATTTTCCGCTTTCTCTGAAATAGTCTATCGTACTTTTAATTTTATCGTTATCAATCATATATAAAAGATTTAATACCAGTTTGTTTCGTCGTATATATTAACCCTATTGCCGCTTTCGTCGTCGTCTTTATACTGTTCATACTCCTTTCGTGAGTTTTCAAGTTCAAATCCATCCTGATAATTCAGCAGAGGCATCATACGCATGGCGCAGACATCGAGTAAGTCCATTGACCTTCCGTGTCCCAGTTCTCGATTCATCTCGCGCTTTGTCATTAGGCGTTTCTTGCCATTTGGAGCATCGACATATCTGACAACACGTACTTCCTCTCCAAACTCATCTTTTATGGTAAGCCGCGACTTGAGGTTTTGGTGTGTGTACACTTTCGATGCAATCTCTGGCGAAAAAGATAGTCCGTTATTCTTTATTATGGATATGAGTTTTCCATAGCAGCAATCTTTCAACTTAACATATTGGAGAGCAGCAAGTCCCATAGATGAGCGATATGACTCGAAAGGAATGGCATAATTCAAATAATCGTTTATGTATCTTGCACGGATTGCATCGTATATGATATGCCCCTCACCGACATTGTTGCGTTGAGCAAACGCTCGCAGATGTTCAGCGTTCTCTCTCGGCGTTGAGTGCGTTATAATCTCAATATCAATAACGTGTAACCCGTCCCAAGCGAGCATTACAACATTGTCGGTTCCAGAGTCCGCAAGGTCACAAGAAACCCATCTATCTCCGTTTACCTGCGGGTCATTCAGAAATATTCTATCAACCTCGCTTTGTGTAACAAGCAGGTCTTTTTCGTCATCCTCGTCTGCGTCCCAGTTACCAAGATAATTTTTTGCGGTAGCACCACCTGCCATCAGAACTTTACCAAGGTAGTTTTTGTTTCTTTCCATGTTCTCCTTGTTCTCAAACATGTATCCTTGGTAATAAACAAATGACAATATGGTGCCTTCCCATGTGTTATCAGGCAACTTTGTGCCGTCACCAGAGGCATGCAAAAGAGCCTCATCCACAAGAGGCTTTATTTGGTAGTACACCTCCTCTTTGCTATTCCCCCAGATAATATCATCAACTGTTTTTCCGTTGATAAAAAAGTATCGAACACGCCCCTCTCTCTGCGGGTCTACATAGCCGTCAGGACCGATATACCAATCAACCATTTTCCGTAGCCAATGCTTACGTTTCGGGTTGGTTGTCATAAGAATTTGAGTATTCCCTCCAGTCGTTCCTCGGTTACGAGTTGCAATCGTCGTAAACGTCTCAAACTCAAAGCCTGTCGCTTCATCGAAGTATACGACGTTCGCCTGGCCTCCCTTAAAACGCTGCTCAACCTTTTCATGCGACTGGTCTGCAACGTGAGTTACCTCTATCGTAGCCCCTGTCGGTTTATAAACCACTCGCGGGTTATCCGACCTAACGATGTTTACATTGTCGCCATACAGTTCTGCAAAAGTGTCAAGAATACCACCAGACCGCTTTAAGTCATCTATGTTGTTTCGCAAGAACACCCCACGAAATCCGGGGATAAGAAGATATTGAGCCATAGCGAGGCACGCACCGAACGTCTTTCCTGTTGCAACGGAACCTCCTGCAACACAGACATCTACGCCAGTACGTACAAATTTTTCTTGAAACCCGGGGTGGTGTGTTATGACTTTAACATTTGACATTCGTTTCCTCTTTTTTTAACGGAGTATAACTCCATATAAATCCCTTATAGATGTTTGGATATGGATGGTTATATTTGTTTCTGCAACACTGACTAACCTTTGACGGACCAAATCCACCTTTTTTGCATTCTATTGGAGATTTCCAAATCTTTACAAGTTCGCCATTTGTGCTATATTGGTAAACACGCTTGTTTGCCGCACGAGTATCCGCACCTCTTTGCGCATGGCTACCGTAATTATTATTCTCTGTGCATGTAATGAGTTCCAAATTTTCTAATCTGTTATCGGTTTTTACCTCGTTTTTGTGATTAATTTCTAACCGTTCATCTCCACTTGCATTAAAATTAAAAATTGGTAGATTCCCGATGAAAGCGTCGTAAACTAAGCGATGAACACGAAAATTTTTATACTTTTTCTCTTTTAATAATCCCACTACAAGATACCCGTCTCTGTCCATAATTAATTTTCGTAACCCATCTCCTTTGCCCCAACGTCCAAATTTAACGCTTTTAACTCTTCCTTTGTCGCTGACCATGTACTTACCCTCGTAACCTACCACATCTCTCCAAATTTCGCCTTCTAAGTTTTCTACCATTTTTGTCGTGTGTTTTTGTTGTGTCGTGTTTGTTTTATTGAAAGGGATGAAGTCAAACACGACATAACACTCCATCCCTATCCTTGAAATTTCGACTGCAAAAGTACGAACTTTTTCTGACGTGGCAAAATTTAGTTAAAGTAAAGGTTTAAATTTTTGAATTTTTAGTGCTATAAATCAGCATTTTTTGACTAATAGTTAAAGTAAAATTTGAACTAATTGTTAAAGTGTAACTTTAATAGACAGAACATCTTACATTGAAAATCAACAATATGGATTAAAAAAAATTTTGCAGAAACAAAAAAAGTGCTTATTTTTGCCGCCGAAAAATATAAATTTCAAAAAAAACAGATATGAAGTTCACCAAAGAGCAAGCGGTTGAAAGCATCACCGCAAAATTCACCGACAAGGCCAAAGGTATTGACCTTGCCCGCACCATTGACGAGGCCGTAAGCAACGGCATAGAGATGGTCGGTGAGAACAGCGAAATGGAGTTGAATGCGTTCGTGGGTATCGTGGAGAAGAACGTGTCTTCTGCACTTGGCCTTGCGCGGCACCTTAAAAACACCGAAACGCAGTCCTTGCAAGAGAAGATTGCCGAATTGGAAAAGAAGGTGCCAAAAACCGAACCAAAACAAGACCCCAAAACCGAACCAGAGCCTAACAGCGAAATCAAGGCATTGTTAGACCGCATTGAAGCACTCGAAAAAGACAAGGCTGACAATGCGAAGGCAACGAAAATCGCCGAGAAACGCAATGCAATCGCTGCAAAAATCAAGGAGTTGGGCGTGTCTGACGAAAAGTGGGTAAACACAATGTTAGACGAGGTGTCCATTACAGAGGATACCGATGTCGAGAAGAAGTCGAAAGACTATGTTGCCCTATACAACTCGTCACATTCTTCCACCTCCATTACCCCAAAGGTTCCCGGCGCACCGAGTGCTGACAAAATCGACCTCTCTGGGCTCGACGATGCACTCAAGCAAATCCGAGGTGACTTCGGAAAACCGAACGATAACAATAATTAAAAATCACAGAAAAAATGGTAACAAACGTTGATTACGGCTATTTCCGTGGTAGAGTGCTGGTACAGAAAAGTGGCAGCATTGGCGGTTATAAGTCCGTGTTTGTGAAACTCAAGGAGTTGCACAACGAACTCGTCTACCCGTCTTTCGGTGGCATCATCATGAACCCCTTCAGGGGTCGTGCCAAGTTCTTCGCTGGCGACCTGCTGGAGTTCCGCACCAACGACAAGGGTGTGCGCCCCGAAGTCTACATTCTCAAGACCTTCAAGGTCGTTTCCGCAAGCAGCACCACCGTGAACGTGCTTCGTGACGGATTCCTGCACAAGCCCTTCGTTGGCGACGTGCTGATGAAAGCCCCCAGCGTTATCGGCGGCACTGGTACTGCTGCCACTGTGACCGCTGTCACCCCTACCACCGTCACGGTCAGCAATGTCACTTATGACGTGTATGCCCTCACGACTTCCACCGCCCTGACCCTCGTCAAGGACGACATCCTTGTCGAAGCCGAAGAGGCTGGCAGTGACAAGAAGATGCTCGTCAAGAACATCAATGCCGTCGCCGATTGCGATGCCGATATGATGTTCGACGAGGTGGCTAACACCGCCAACATCGGCACCGATAACGAGGACTTCGTGGACGCCCGCTACCTCTACACTCCCGCTCTCGGCGGTCTGATGTACACCCACAAGATGTCCCCGATGCCGCAGTGCGTTCTCGACCTCAATCGCTCGAACGTCAACGGCTGGTTTAAGGTTAATTACTACGACATGGACGGCAACGCCGCTGCAATCGCAGCCCTCGAAGCCCGTGTCGCTGCTTTGGAAGCTTAATAAGAAAGGAGTAACACATGGCAAAATTTGATTCAACCCAGTATGCTGCTCTTTGGTCAAAGGAAGGCCGCGCTATCCAGAGCCTTATCCTCAATGACCCGAACCGCATACCCCAGTATTACACATTCTGGCGTGAGAAGTTCACGGTTGACCCCGTGACCACCCCCACCGCCCCCGACGGTTCCGCCTCCTATATCTCCCGTATGCGTCGCTTGGAGACTGGTGTCCTTATGGACATGCGTGCTCCTCTCGCCGATGGTACGCCTATGGAGAAGGGGAACGCCGCCCAGTACACGGGCATCATCCCCGACTTTATCGCCAAGACCTACCTCGAGACCGCTATGGAGCGCGAGTACAAGGAGCGTCTGTTCGAGCAGGTCGGTGAGGACAATGCCTCTCTCGCTGGCTACGTCGTCGACTTCCTCCAGTCCGCCGTCAACTCGGCAAATATGACCCTCTCGCACATGTCTGCCCAGTTGCTTTCGACCGGCAAGGTCAATTACAAGCAGGGCGAGGGCATTCAGGCTGGTATCAGCAAGGCTGACATCCCCGCCGAGAACTTCCTCAACGCTGGCGGCGTCGTTTGGAGTGACACCACCAACTTCAAGTTCCTTGATTGGGGTCGTGACCTTGTGAAACGCCTCAACGACAAGTACGGCGTCGATATGGCTTGGCAGGTCGAAATCCCGCGCGACATCTGGATTAACTACATCCTCAAAAACAAGCAGGTCATCGACCAGATTCGCTTCATCAACAACATCAACGGCATTCTGCTGCCCGAAACAGCCCAGATGACCGAGGATATGGCTATGAACGCCATCCGTCGTTGGGAGGGTATGCCCACCATCGTCATCGTTGAGGAGAAGCAGAAAGACATCACCAACGGTCTTGTCAGTGGTTGGGCTTCCAACATCGTCGTCGTGCGTCCTGCTGGTTTCGCTGGCGTTATCCGCCACACCACCAACCTCGACTCGATGCTGTCGAAGTATCAGAACAACCTCATCAGCGCCGTGTATACCACTGCCCTCGGCGGTCTTCTGACCATCGAGAACGCCGTTGTCCCCAACGGTATCTACAAGGAGTGGCACGCCAAGGCTATGATGCAGGCCATCCCCTCGCTCGACGAGTTCCTGTACCACTACATCATCAAGACGAACGTTGCAGGCGACCCCTACAACTTCTGATTGTAACACTGAAAAACGTAGACGAAAATGGCTGTCATAGAGTTCGACATCTTACAGTACATGAGCGGTCTCACCGGATTCACCTTTGACAAGGCGGTGCTTACACGCATCGCCTTGAAAAGAGGTGTTGCCAACGTCACGGAATACGAGGAACTGACTGAGAAGCAAGAAGACCTGATTACCGCTGACCTTCTGCTGACCGCTTACCTTTCTCCCACCACTTGGGCATCGTTCAACCAGTCCCACGGCTCTTACAAGAAGGGCGTCGGCTCGCAGACGATGTACAACAAGGAGGAGATACTGGAGTGGCTCAGGGGAATCTACAACAAGTACGAAGACCCGATGCTCGACAAGGTGCCGGACAACTCCGCCAAAGTCTTCTTCCGAAATGACATCTAATAATTAGAGAACCAATGGCATACATCGACAGGGACGAATTGAAGGACTATCCTTTTGAGGGCGAGTTCTACCGCTCGGTGAAAAACCCATCCTCTCTGATGAACTCTCAGACGGAGGAGATTATCGCCAAGGTGGTATGCGACATTCAGGAGGATTCCAACTTCCGCGCGACTGCGACTGCGAAAGCAGTCTACGCCGTGTACGTTCCTTTCGACAGCGACACCGACGTCGTTCCCGTGCAGCGAGGCAATATGTTCAGAGGCTACCAATATGGGCTGCTTGTGGCTGGCAAGGTCATAGGCGTGTTCCCGTCTCAGTTGGGAACCTTCGACAACTACACCGAGCGTGGGGATGACGTGGTGCCGCACCGATGCCGTGGTTATCTTGCAAGGGTGGAGGCTACTGACGTATGACAAGCGGAATTTATCTTGAAGTACCTCTTGGTGAATACTATGATGAAACAAAACGTTATGGTGCTCGTGAAAATATCAAGAAAATATTTGGCATTGACGCAAGATTTCTAAGAAAAGACGTTTTGGATAATTACATTATAAATGGAGAAGAGGGTAATACCTCGCAGCATCCAGGTATTTATCAGATTATTTCAAGAAGATTTGGTCGTTTGTTAGCGTCACTGCCATACGATGATGCCTCTGGGAAAACAGTTACAAGAGGCTACAAAAATAGGACAGGAGACCTTATTCGTAGTTCTTGTTTTGGGATTTTCCGAAATGGAAAACTCCGCAGAATGTATCGTTTTACAGGAGGCAAGCAAGACGGAATGGAGCCTACAGAATACGAAGAGTCAATAGGAATGACTGAAGTGGATGTACAACGCCTAATGAATGTAAGTATTTCTCACGGATACCATCCAGACCCCGCCCAAAGGTCTCAATCGTTTTTGCAAGAATACAGGCTAAAAGAAGGAAGCCGAGGTTTTACAGTTGTGTACGCCACAACTATGCCGTATGCAGTATTTCTTGAAAAGAGAAGTTTTGCCCCAATCAGAGTTATGGAGGGCATCCGTCCACAATTAGAGGCAATGGCAGCACCATTAAGAACATCACACAAAAGCACTAAATACGGATATATTTTTGACTAATGAACGAAGTAAACAAATACGCAAACACGTCGAACGTCGAAGAGTACCTGTACCAAGCCTTGTGGGGCAAGGTATCAGACCACGTTTTCGCAGGAACGCTGCCCTCTACGACGGGCGGCGACTGGAACGATATGGTGCTTATAGACTGCGACCTGCCGATGACTGACTACGGCCCGTACAGCAGTGCGACAGTCTACATTTTCCTTTATGCGAGACCCAACCCCGACGGTACAAAGAACGTCCCGCTTCTCGCACAGATGGAGAATAAATTATGCGACGTGCTTGACAGTATCTCTGATGCTCACTACTCCGTGAACCGCCTGTCCAATGGTGCCGACTACGACACGACATTGCAGTGGCACCGCAATTTCGTCTACTTCAATTTAATCATTAATTAACAAAACTTAAAAATCATAAATTATGGCAAACGCAACTAAAATCAAAAACGTAGAGGCTCGCTATAGCGACCCTACTGGCGTTATCTTCGTCCCTTGGACTGACGGTGACACCATCGGAACTACAGGTTACGATGTCTTTTCGATTGTCGGCGACACTTTCTCTGTGACGCAGGATGACCCCGACACCACCGAGATTCCCCATGAGTTCAGCGACACGCCGCTCGACGAGAACACTTCTATGGGTACGGCTACGCTGACCATGCAGTGCCTCGACTTCGACGACGACCTGCTTGTCCAGTTGTTCGGCTGCACCAAGACAACCATCGGCACTGGCGAATCGGCAAAGGACGTCATTTCGTTTCCCGCCGAGTACAAAGACCTTTACTGCCTTGTGCAGTTGGAGTTCGCCGACAAGGTTGTTGTCTTCCCGAAGGTGAAGATGAACTCGAAGGCTGTGTTCGAGAACCTGCGTTCCGACATCGCCCGTGGCGAACTCAGCGGCACCTTGTACAACACCGACGTCAAGCTGGGTGAAGCAATCGTCGACACTCCTCGTCTGCACGTCCCCGCTGGCGTGGCATACACTGTCGGCGGCACCGTGAGCGGTTCTACTATGACTGGTGGCACGACCATCACCGTCAAGAGTGGCTCTACCGAGACCGACATCGCCGCCGCTTCCTAATCGGCAGTCAAACTCAAACTCAAATGGGAAAGGGAATGGTCGAGTACCGTTCCCTTTCTTTCTAAAAAATAAAAATGATTGTATGTCAAATATTGTATTCACAAGGAACGGCAAAAGATTTTTAAAAAAAGCAAAAACGATGTTAGTGACGCCTTTTTACTATGACTCTGCCGATGCGAAGTATTATTTAGGGCCGGACACCTACGACATTTTTGCGATTATAGGGGACACTATAAAAATCACACAGGAGAGCAACGATACAGAATCTATCGAAAACGAATTTTCTCCGATACCTGTTATAGAGAATACCACTATGGGGAAGTGGCAATTCAGTGCCGATTGCCTTGATATGCAGAATTCCGTTTTACGGCAGTTGTTCAGTGCAAAAACGGCTCGCAACAGCAACGGAAAGGACGTGGAAGGAGTCGTTGCTATGCCTTCCGACTTCCGAACAATATATTGCTGTATACAGATTGCGTTCGAGAACGACGATATGCCTCGTATTGTAATGCCCCGTATACTCTTGTCGAGCGGTATGAGCATTGCCTCGTTAAGGACAGGCATAGCACAAAACAAAATACAAGGCACACCGATGTCAACGCAGATATGTGTTAGGGAGTCGGAAGAGCAGTTGTTTTTGTTTGATGACGGTGAAACGAGCACTTATTTTCCTCGTACACCGTTGTTGTTTGTTCCCAACGATTCAGATTTCGGTGTGCTTCATCACAAGGACAATGACCTGACATATATGTCTATGTACGAGAAAGACGAGGTTGTTTGTTTTGATACAGAGACAGGTTCTATGATAATATCCGAATAGTAATGTTTTTTTTAGTATCTTTGCTTAAACAAAAACTTTAGATTAATGGCTATAATTAAAGCAAAATCAAACGTTAAGGAGAAATTAAAAGAGCAGCAGAGGAAGGAACTTCTTGTCAGCGAAGAGGCACAGAACCGCCTTGCCGAGATACTTGCCGACGCTCCGTCGATAGAGAAACTCGATGGGACAGAATGGGAGATGCGCCCGTTACGCTTCGGTACGCAGTACCTTATAGTCGAAGAGGTTTGCAAAATCAACCAAGCGGAGAGTGCCACCTACGGCGATGTTCTGAAAGGTATGCTTGCTCAGATACCTGCCACCTGCAAGGTGCTGACGCTTGCCCTGCTCAACGACAAGAACAGCATCTATCAGAACGGTGACCCCAACCAAGGGTTTAGCAAACTCTTCAACAAGACCTATAACACCGTCCTTTGGGAGGCGGAGCGCGAAGACCTTGCGAAGATTATGCTCGACTGTTTGCAGATGGTGGATGTCAGTTTTTTTATGGAGGCTCTGGGTATGCTCCAGATATTCAGAGCGAGCGTTACGGAGAAGAAGAGGACGAGGATAAAGAAAGCAGGACAGAAGTAGTACGCTCCGTAAGCGAGATTGGAGACATGGTGGACTTCCTCAAAGCCAACCCGTTTATGACGATGGAGGATTACCTTTGGAAGTACAGCATACCGATGATAAAGATAATGGGCATGGACAACTCCCATGTCAATTACCTCAGCGAGAATGAAGCGAAGAACAGAGGCGTGAAGAACGTCGATGTGAACAATATGAGCGTGGAAGAGTTGAACAACGACCTTGGGGTTAAAATAAAATTTCCTAACGAACAATAAATCATAAAGATATACCGATATGGCAGACAACGTCAGCAATCAGATAAAGAATCTCGACCAGTGGATTAAAAACGCGGATAATTCACTCAAGCACCTATTGGATACATATACGGAATTAAATCAAAAAGCATCAAATAGGAGTACAAGAAGTTTTTTGGGCACAGAGACAAGTAAAATCAAAAAAGATGTTACTGATGCCCAAGCAAATATAAAAACTCTTTCCGAGGAGATAAGAAAATTGATGCAAACTGCCAGGAATCCAAAAGAAATAGAGGCGTTGAGTAAGGCGTTGAAAGATTTAGCGAGGTCGTCTACATCATTTGGTTCTATTTTAACCACGATAAACCGTAGTAAGCAAGTATCTCAATCATTAACAAACAGGATTACTCAATCTACATATTGGGGTATGGGGGCGTTGTCGCGTTTAAATATTGCAAGTGCTTATAATAATGGAGCATCGGCGGCAAACAATTTTAGCAGGTCTGCAAAAAACGCGAAATCATCCATCGAATCTATGCTCCCCACCCTCCGCCGCCTTGCCTCCGCTTTCGGCGTCGCTTTCTCGGTGCAGGGGCTTGTGAACTTCGGCAGGAAACTTGTCGAAACGAGAGGCGAGTTTGAGTTGCAGCAGGTTGCTATGCGTTCTATCTTGCAGAACAAGCAACTCGCAGACGAGATTTGGGACAAGACGATGCAGGCGGCATTGCAGTCTCCGTTTACCGCTATGCAGTTGACCAAATACACGAAGCAATTGGCTGCATACCGTATCGAGACAGACAAACTCTTCGACACAACCAAGCGACTTGCAGATGTGTCGGCTGGTCTTGGCGTCGATATGCAACGCCTTATCCTTGCTTATGGACAGGTGAAGGCTGCAAACTATCTCCGTGCGTCTGAAATCCGTCAGTTCACAGAGGCGGGCGTGAACATTCTCGGTGAATTATCAACATACTTGTCAAAGACAAGAGGCGAAATGATTTCGACCGCACAGGTTATGGATATGGTTCAGAAGAGGATGGTGACTTTTGAAGACGTTGAAGCCATATTCAAAAGGATGACAGATGAAGGCGGCATATTCTATAATATGCAATACGTTCAGTCGCAGACCGTCAAAGGTCAGATAAATAAACTACACGACGCCTACGACCAAATGCTGAACAGTATAGGTAAGGGGAATGAGGGCGTTTTAAAAGATGTCGTCGCTGCATTAAACAACATTGTACAAAACTGGAGATATTGGGCTGCTGCAATAAAGTCGATTGCATTTGGCACTATTATAGCAAGTCTCACAAAGTTGGGCGTTACACTAACAGGGGTTAATGTTGCTGGAATTGCAGCTGGCAAAGGAATGACGAAACTTGCAGGTGGGGTCAAAGCCTTGGGAGTTGCGTTAAAAGGCAATTGGCTTACGCTTGTAATAGGGACTGTTGTATCTCTCGCAGCAGAGTTGTACAACCTCAACAAGAGAATGGAAGCCGTAAATGCTGAAATTGACGAGCAGAATCTTAATCTGTTTGAGACAAAAGAGAGATTGGAGGGATACCAAGATGCCATAAAAAGGAACAATAAGGCATTAGAGGGTAGTACTGGAAACGAAGAGAAATTAAAAAAGAAAAGAGAAGAAAATGCCGAGATATTATCTAAACTAAAGAACGATTACCCTCAACTTGTAGAGGGTATGGAAATGCAAAAGAACGGCGTTATTGACCTTACAGACGCCCTTAAAAAAGAGAATGAGGAGTTGGAAAGGCAAATAACGCTTAACACCTTAATGAAGCAGTCGTCAATATTTGACGAAAATTTGACGGAAGATGCGCAGGATTTATCCAAGGCTTATATTAATCAACAGCAACAAATTATTGCTGCAAGGGCACAGGCTCGCAGTTTAATGGTGCAATTGAAGCAAAGAGGTGCAGAGGGGTCTAATCAATATGACATATTAAAGCAGATTTCGGAGATAAATCCAGACGATTTGCAAAAGGCATACGATAGACTAATAGAACTAAGGCATTTACTTTATAATGATATATTTACATCGTATGGAAAGCAACCCGCCGCAGGAACATACCAACCTCTTGTAGATTATTATAGAAATTATTTAAGAGGAATTTCCGATGTATCGGGTTCAGAGAAAAAACTTGGTGACGAGTTTAATAAATTAGGTGAATATGTTGGATATGAGTTGGAGAAAGGATTAGAGGAAGCATACAAAGAGGAGATAGAGAAATCCGGACTTTCCACGCTACAATGGTATGCTCTCAATGTAAACAAGGTACAGAAAGATGTAAACGATGGTGTTGTAGATATTTATAGATTTTTAAGAGAATCTCTCGAAAAGAATGGGCAAGCGCAAGGGCCTGGTATGCAGGCTTTTTGGAACAATATAGTAAAGACAAACTATATTGACCCTTATTTTAAGGCGTGGAAAGTCGGTATGGAAGAAGTAGAAGCGGGTGGATGGCGTTTCCCAATGGCATTACCGACTGAGGGCGGTATGCCAAATATCTTTGCGGCGCCCAAGAAAGGTGGTGGTACTTCCGGAAACATAATAACAGATGATGACGGCTCAAAAGCCAAGAAAAACGCGTCGAGATTAATTTCGCTTATCCGCGAAATGCGGGCAGAGTACGACAAACTTTCCAAGTCAGCCTATGGATATGCAAAGAGTGAGGCAACTGTAAGAGAGTCGTATAAGCAGTCGGTTAAAGAGATTTTGGGTAAGGCAGGTATAACCGACTACGACTTTACTACCAATGCAGGAATGATTGCTGCGCTTGAAAAGGTAAAGGAATATGCCACAAAGTTAGGCCCCGAGGCTGCCGCAGAAGTACAAAAGTACATTGACCAACTTGAAACAGAAATAACCATCAATGCACAAGTCCGCATCCGCGAGGATTTCGGACGACAGATGGAGGAGGCTTTCGGCGACTACCAACTGACGCTCGACCTCGAAAAACTTCAATTGCCGAGCGGACTGCTGAAAGATATGTTCGACATCGACGACACAGACCTTGCGGCTATGCGTCAGAAACTCGAGGATTTGTCAAAGGATTTGACTGATGAGAATGGCGTGATGACAGACGACAATCTCAAACTGTATGAGCAGTGGTTGAAGAAACTAGATGACGAGGAACGTAAGTTGCAGCAGCAAAGATTGAAAGACTACTCAAAATATCTTGAATATCAGTTGAGCGACCGCGCCAAATTGGAGATGGAGTATGTTCGCAAGGTCGCCGAGGTTCAGAGTGAGATAGCCTATGACGACACAACACGTCAACGCATCTTGGACGGTCTGCGAAAGGAGTACGAGAAAAACATCGCCAAGCAGGATTGGGAGGATTTCAAAGGCAGCGAGATATATGTCGAGATGATGGAAGACCTTACCAAGCAGGGAACCGCCGCATTGGAGGAGATGCGCAAGAAACTGATTGAAGTCCGAGACAATGCGGAGAATCTTTCTCCACGCGCACTGAAAGAGGTCATTAACGCCTTGGAGAAAATTGACGAGACGATTTACGGTCGTATGACTCCGTTCCAAGCAGTGAGGGAACTCAGAAAACAAGCGAGAGGAGCAATGAACGAGAATGGAGTACTGGATATTTCCGAGGCATTTGAACGAGATGCGAATGCAAAGAAAGAATATGAGGAGCATCGTAAACTTCACGAACAACTGGAACAAGAGATAGCAGACAAGCAAAAACTCAAAGATATATCAGAACAACTTGGAGATGTTCGATACGAAGAGGTTGAAGATTTGCGTAAACGTCAAAAATCAGCACAACAAAACTTAAAGGACGAGCAAGAGCATTTAAAACTTTTGGGTATACGTACAAAAGAAAACGAAATCGAGTACGATAACACATTAAGGAATATCAATATTTATTCTGGTTTGTCCGACCAATATCAAAAGCAGATTGATTTGCTTACTCAGTATCAATCTATCAGTAAAAAGTTGGCAAATTCCGAGTTTAAAGACAAGTCTTTAAAAGACCTTTTATCTATGTCCAAAGAAGAGTTGGATGCTATGGGGCTTAGTGAGGAAGAGATGAAGAATATAGGCGAGATTCTTAAATACTGGAAGTTAATGCGTCAAGCAGAGATAAAGGCTTTGGAAGAAGTCAAAAACTATTTGTCCATCATACAGAGTATTGGAAAAAATACCGCAGACATGCTGCATACTTTGGGCGTCGAGCAGAACCCGTTAAGCGATTATTGGGAACAAGCAACAGATGCTGCTTTCAGTTATGTACAAGAAACCATAGAAGCCATCAAGCAATTCAAAGAAGCAAAAATTCAAGCGGAAGCAATAGCAGGTGCGGGAGAAGATTTGATGACGGGTAACTACATAAAACTCGCCCTCCGTTTACTCGGTGTACTTTTACAGGTCGTTAATCAGATTGGATTGTTCCGTGGAGCAAGAATTGACAATGAAATCATGGAGGAGCAAGAGTATATCGATGAACTCTCTATGGCTTACGACCGCCTCGAGAAAGCGATAGCGAAGACCGTGACAACATCGGACTATCTCAACACCTACAACAAACAGATACAGAACACCTATCAGCAGATTGCCGCTACACGGGCACAGTTGGCTGCGGCACAGTCACGCAAAAATGTAGACCAATCGGAGGTAGACGGCTATCGGTCGGCATTGTATGAACTCAACGACCAGTTGGAGGACTTGCAGAACCAGATGCAGGAGACTTTCGGTGGAATCGGTGGTCGTGGCAACTACCGCTCTTGGGCGGAAGAATTTGTCAGCGAGTGGCGGTCGGCTTTCTTGGAAACTGGCGACGGGCTCGACGCATTGGAAGACCACTTTAACGAGTTCTTGCAGTCTTGGTTTGAAAAACAGGCTACGATGCGTATCGCTGCCAAAATGCTCGACCCGCTGATGTCGATGATTGACCAAAGCGTGGATGACGGATTACTGACAAGAATGGAACTTGACCGTATCAAGGAACGGGCAAGCGAGATATTCCCGCAGTTGAACGAACAATTGCGGGAGTTCTATGAGACTATGGGATTCGGCGACGCCTACGGCTCGCTTAGCGGATTGGCACAGGCTATATCCGGTATGACCGAAGAACAGGCTGACATTTTGGCGGCATATTGGAACAGCGTCCGTATGCACACGGCAAGTATCGACATCAATGTCGCCGCCATAGCCAATGCACTCGGTGTCGGAGCAGGAAGTCCCGAATCAAATCCTATGTTGCAGCAAATCAGGAAAGTCGCACGTGATACGGAAAATATATACTCCTTACTTGGGAGTGTCGTCAAAGCAAATCATCCGCAAGGCGGCAATGGAATAAGAATATTTATGGACTAAAAAAAACAAAGCTATGGCAGACATTAAAATTTTATCACCGTTTATCCTCTCTTTTGAAGGTGGTTTTGTAAACCACCCTAATGACAAGGGGGAAGAAACCAACAAAGGGGTCACGATTGCCACTTGGAAGAAGCAGGGATACGACAAGGACGGCGACGGAGATATTGACGTTGATGACCTGAAACTCATCTCCGACGAGGACGCTGTGAACGTCATTCTCCGTCCTCATTATTGGAACAGGTGGAAAGCCGACCAAATCAATAGCCAATCCCTCGCTAATATTCTTGTGGATTGGGTCTGGGGCAGTGGCGTAAATGGAATAAAGATTCCACAGCAGTTGCTTGGTGTGACAGCGGACGGAATTGTAGGACCGAAAACGTTGGCTGCTTTGAATGCAAAAGAGCCTCAAGCATTTTTCAATCTTATCAAGAATAGGAGGGAACAATTCTTCAATACAATAGTGAAAAACAATCCGAATCAGAAGGTTTTTTTGAAAGGATGGCTTCGCAGACTCAATTCAATAGGCTTTGGCTATCTGAAAGATAACAGGGGAAAAGTCACACATTTCAAAGATTGATTTTTGTAAATTAAAAAATATTTGTATCTTTGCACTCGGAAATGTTAAAGTAAAGATTGAATAAATTAAAACAAAATGCCTGAATTACAAGATATTGTACCACAACTCCTCACAGGATGCTTTGCTATGCTCATAGTATTGTTCGCAATGTGCATAGACCTTGGAAGCGGACTGTACAAAGCGAAACTGAGAAACGAGATTAGGACTTCGCAAGCATTGAAACGTACATTGTCGAAATTCATCGCATACGAAGGCGGAATGATGATAGCGACAGGGGTGGACATACTTCTGCACATCAGCCGCCTTTGGTCAGTTATAGGGGTGAATGTTTTTGAAGAGGTGCCGATGGTCACTTGCCTTGTCGGCGTGTTCCTGCTCATTGTGGAGTTTCTCAGCGTTAGGGAAAAGGCTGACCAGAAGACAAAGAACAAAATGAACGAAGCCGCTTCCGTGCTTGGCGATGTTCTGTCGAAGGACACAGTGAAATCGGCACTCGAAACGATGATTAGAAAAGCGATAGAAGAGAGCGGCAAGGAATGTGTTGAAATAGAAAACAAAGAATAGAAATGGGTGCACTTCCATATCATAAAAGTTTTAATTGTTTGTATGCGGCACATAGGAAAGTCGCTATGGCGGTAGCATTGATTTGTCTGACCGCTATGGCGGCGTCGTGCCGTAGTACAAAAACAATCAATACGGAAACGACGACCGAATACATTCACGACACAACGGAAGTTGTCAAATACGTATATGACACAGCCCGCATCGTAAATGTAAAGATTGACAGTGTAGACAGGTTTGTCGAACGCACTGTTTATGTGGACAGCAACGGCGTCGCCCACGAAAAGGAAGTCGAAAGGCTGACAAAGTTCATTTTCCTTCAAGACGAACGTTATGCTTCGACAATATCATTTTACGAGAACAAGTTGAAGCAGATGGAAAAACGTCTCAAAGAGGCACAATCGACAAAAATCGTAGAGGTCGAGCGAAAACTGACATGGTTTCAGAAAATGATGATGTGGTTCGGCGCAGGGTTTGTCCTTGTGGTAGTCGGTTTTTGTATCGGTGGATATGTATGGATAACCGACAAAAGGGGTAAAAAGTGATGGAGAAGATGCTTACGGTGCTTGTGCCGATACACGGCGATGAGGATTTTATACGTCGGACCACGCAGGTGCCGACTATCGGCAATACCGTCGAGAATCTTGTCTATCTTTATAACGGTGTATATTATCGCAGGTTCGGCGACACCATTACAGAGGTTGTTGATGTGGAGTTCCCAAGGATAGGGCATCCGTTGGAACTGTTTGATTTCAATTATTCCGCGACAAGAATGGGAACCGCCCCGACGATTACGGCTTCTACAAAATGGTACGCGGAAGAGGACGAGAACGACCACCTTTTTTATAATCTTGATAACAAATGGACGCAGGAATGCCACGTCGTGTATGACAATCAGAACTATTACCTCAATGATATTCCAACATCATCGAAAGACAACGAAGACGCCAGATATAAATACGATATAGTGTTTGTTTCCCACTGGCGCTGCATCGAGACTGTATACATATATGATGTGGTCGCTCCTTATATCGCGGAACGCCCCTTAAACGAAAATTCCACTTTCAGTTTCTTCGGGGATATTACGGAATTGCGCAAGCGTATCAACGCATCCCTTGTCCGTAGCGGTCTGAGCACCTACAGTCTCCGTCAAGGCGTCACGTCGTACTTTACCTACAAGCAATGGAACAACATTCCGATGGGGTCACAATCCGACCCTGACGGCTATTACCAGTTATATCAAGGGAATTATACCGCCTATTTGCAGAACGAGGTGTTCGTGTATGAGAACGGCGAGTTCGCCATTGACGGGTATCAAGTCATCATTGACGACGGTGTTGTCTCCGACGAGAAAATGATTTCCTTTGACAAGAACTTCATATTCGACGCCTTGCAGAAAATTTGCGACAAGGACGAAGGTTTCGGACTTACCTACTACTACAAACACGGCACAAAGGAAATACATATCGGCGACAGCGAGTACGACTTCGGTGAAGACAATGCCGTATCCTATGGCAGATACAGGGAACTACTGTCCATAAAGAAAACCAACAACACAGAGAGGGTCATCAACAGAATGACAGGCGTCGGCAGCAGCGAAAACATCCCTTACTATTATCCCAATCCGATAGCGGACGGCTGGCTTAAATCTGTCTACAACAGACCCACAAACCGCCCCAATATACCGTCAATAAGTGATGCCGAAGAAACCGACATATTCCCGTCGGCTGCTGCTAACGCATACGAGAAGTTCTTGAAAAACAGACTCGGATACACATTTGAGTATGGGCGTGTGCTGAAATCCATCAGCGCTATGGATTACAATAAAAGCCAAAGCAGACACAACAATCAAAACATCGTTCTGCTTTACAACTTTAACACATACGACCATATCCGTGCGACCAGAGAAAACATTAGGGTCGGCGTAGACAATCTTGAGAACGCAGACGTGTTTGTTTCGGGAGGCGTCAGGTCCCCATTCCTTAATTTGAGTATAAATATAGGGTTGCGTGATGATACGACGGCGCGAATAAAGCCTTACACGGTCTCTCTTGTAGACTTCACCGCCGGTGTCACTGTCGAATACAGTTCTACCGCCACCTACTCGACGATGAACGGTTTCCAAGAGATGCTATATTATAACGACGGTAAGCATCCATACGCATTGTCGGCTTCGCATAACTATCTGCTTGTTTTGAATGTCACGATTGGCACGATGCCTTTGATGACCGACTATGATTATCAAGGATATTTTTATCCAGCAATTATACAAGGTGCGTCTGTGGCAAATCCCGACCATTTCAACATTTTCGAGGGAGAGTTCTACGACAGGCACGACTTGCTTGATGCGGGAAGTTCCATTTCAGGGAGTTCCTATATGGGATATGTGTCACGTCAGGCTACATCTAGCGTGTATTTAAACTCAACAGATAGATACCCCTATTATATATTCACTCGCTGCCAAAAGAACGACACCATAGAGAACACACTGGCATCGATACAGACACCTTTAAAACGCGTCAAGGGTGCCATATACAAGGATTTGTCTGACGGAACGATGTATCGTTGCACCAGCGATGAGATTTTTGTAGGAAGGAATTATGGTTTTGTTACTTATGAGTATATGGTGTCTTCAATTCTGAATGAAGTGTCAAATTTTGAAGCCAATCCCGTAATGCAGATAAAAGACTGGGTTATGAAGTTTCTTGACATCGACTGCCATATATTGTCTGCTGACGGATGGTATCTCGACGGCAAGAAAGTCAATTTGTCTGATTACGGTATGACACTTAACGGAACGCCTTATATGCTGGATAACATAACATTTGAACGTTTGAAGTACCTCATTCCGCAAGGACAACTGATGCCGGAATTGTTCTATAAAACGGACGGCGAAAGACGGTTCTACAATGCCGTGAACTATCCTTTTGAGGGCAGCATTGCGGATGCAGAATCGGGTGAGTACATAGACGGCGCAGATGTCGAGAACGACCTCTATAAGGACGAGGGCGGCAATTACCGCGTTTTTGAGAGCCCTTATGTACCGATAAAGGTGAGCGAATTCATCGGGCAGTTTGATGATATAAAGCCAAGCATCAAAGGTATGACGAATACCATTGAAGGCAGGACTTTCCGCATAGATGTCGCCGCTGAATATGCCTACGACGAACTCGACGATGACAGTATTTGGGAAAACGAGAGCGACGGCAATATAGAAGGCGACTACAAGCACCCGCATTTCTTCATCAAACTGCGTCAGTTGCCGTTCAACATATTCGACCTTGCCCTGACAGAGGATATGGAAATATCACTGACTTCGGGACAGTGCGGTTCATGCAAGTTCAAAATCAAGGTTGATGAACGCACTAAAAAGAATCCTGTTCAGGTGTGGGAATATGACATATACAAAAAGAAGGAAATCTCGTCAGCAACGGATTACGACCCTTATGTAAAGGTTGCATCCGAAGGTGATTTGAAACGTTACACGAACAAAATCCTTTACCGCAGGGGTGACAGACATATCATTGATATAGGACAGCAGTCTGTTGTGTATTACGACTATATCGTTGTGGACACCGACTTCGGCTCTATGTACAACGCCAATGCCATACAGAGAGGAATCGTCGGAACATTGAATACCGAGAACTATAACCATATCGAAGGCGATGTGGTGACTCGAGGCGCGTTCCAAGACATACAGCAGGATACAAGTTCCGGAGAAGTGTGGCTTGCTTTAGAGAAAGATACGGACACGTTCGGGATGCTTATGCCTGCCGCAAGACCGACTTATGGGGACAGCACCTTTTCAATCTATTATCGCCCCAAATCGGTAGCAGACACGGGCGACGAGGATACTGCCGACACTTTTGTCTTAACAAACATCAAAATGCCGCAGTATTACTTGCGTTTTGCCGAACGTGAATTATCCAAGGCAATCATCGGTTCGATGTGCAAGCAGAATGCCCAAACGTTTAACTTTTCAATGAATTACAGCAGGATTTTTCTTGCTGAAAACAAAACGGATTTAGCAAACCTCACGGAAAACGCTGTATTGTATATAGACTATAACCATAAGAAATACAAACAGTATATACAGGAGTATGTCTATAAAATGGTGTCTACGGAACCGCTGCCCGAAATTTCGGTAAGACTTAACGATGAACTTTCTGTGGTCTATGGAGGCTTCGCAAACAGGATAACCAAGAATGTCACACGAACTGTGTCGCGGGAAGTGGCAGACAGTACGGTTGCGGAGATTACGCGGAAAATGCAGAAACGCTATATAGGAAGAAACAGCACTTCTGTAATATCAGGCAATATCGTGTCTGTACAAAGCGACTCGTCTATTGCAGAAATCAGAATAGACACCAACACCAATGCTCAGAGTTACAAGGCTGTCACCTCAAACCTTGGAACAGAGACTTCCATAAGAGAGACAGACATAGTCGATGTGAAGACACGAGACAACACTGTGCGTAGGAAAGTTAACGAACTTGTTGAACGTGCAAACGACAACACCTTGCGGCTCACTTCTTTGAGCGGCGCAATATATACCTATAACAATGCAAAAGAACGCGAGAAAGATGATATGATTATGTGGAACCAGTGTATCATAGATGGCCAGATGGTCCCCAATCCCGAAGATGTTGGCCAATGCAAGGTGGTCAAGGATATTGAAAATATGGAAATAATAACCGATTAAAAAAGATATTATGAGGGTATCACAATTGAATTTCTACAAAGGTCAGACCATAACCCTCAAATGGAGGGGCAAGGATGACAAGTTCATCTTTGCTGACGATGGGGAGCATCCGTTCAAGGTGCTTGTCTACCCAGAGGGTATGGATATGACACTCGAGGCAAACAAGAGCAAGTTGCGGCAGATTGACTCGCGCGATGTCAAGACTGGCAACAGCGACCCGACACCGCAATATGGCGACGGTTTTGTCTACTATAGCGAAGAGGAAGAAAATACCGTATATTGCGTCTTGCCTTGGGAGAAAACTCAAGATATGGACGAAACACAATATACGGTGGAACTGCTCTATGGCAGGGACACACGTTATGTCGTGACAAGGAACAACGACTTCACCTTGGTTGCTTCTGTGAGCCAGCAGGTCAATGCAAATTATGACAAAATAGAAACGAGCAATGGATAATAAGGTCGAATATAATATAACGGCATCCAATGCTGTGGAAATGATTGTCGAACGGTTAGAGGACAGCCTTGAACTCAATGCGAAGAGGGAGGACTGGAATGAGGTATCCGAGGACAACCTTGAACTCACCATACTTCCTACTGTGGCATCTGTCAGTTCCGACAGTCTGTACCGTATGGCTGTACGTATGGGCTACGAGGGCACGGAGGAAGATTTTGTGCAATTCCTGATGAGCGAGAGCAAGGATGGTTTCATCAATATCGACAACCGTTATCCTCTCGAAAGCGGGCACTATACGTTGCAGACAGCAGTCGCGACAGTGGCAGCAGACGCCACATTGGCTCCCGAGCAGAAAAACGGAATGATATTCACGTTTTTCAATGGCACAGGTTGGGATGCGTTTCAGTTCAATAAAGAATATACTGCCGAAGAATTTGCCGATACCTCGAATTGGGAGTCGCTCAAGGCACCTATCGCGAACGAAAACACTCCCGGCCGCGTCAAACTGACCGACGCTATCGACGGGGACAGCCCGCAGGATGTCTCGGACGATACCGCTGTCACACCGAAGGCTGTGGTGGAATACCTTAACGAGAACTCGGGAGCGTTAGAGAACGTCGCTTCCTACATGGATTTACCGGCGATAGGGAACCCCAAAAAGATATATTATATTGAGGATGATGAATTGTTCTACATATATAATAACGGCATCTGGAAACTGATGACGCCAACGTGGAGGAACATCAAGATTATCCAAGGGGATACCTCAATTAAAGTTTAACCGATTAAAAACAGAATATTATGAGTGCTGAAAATACCTTAACTGTCAGACTTGTAGAATGCGCCAAGACCGCTGCTCAGTGGGCGGCGTTATTGACAATACCCAAACGGGGAGAGATTTGCCTTGAGATGGAAAACCAAGGAACCAACGAAAATCCCGACCTCTTGTATAAGATGAAGATAGGCGACGGCATACACACCTACGCAAATCTTAATTATTTTCCTGTAGATGCTAATATTGCTCAAGTTGTTGCCAGTTGGGTGGAGCAAAACCTCGACGTGAACGAGTACGCTCAGGCGTCGTATGACGATGCAACAAAAAAACTGTCCGTCTACGGCATCAAGGAGGTTGACGGCAAGATTGTCAAGGGAACTAACCATGTGGACATACAGTTGGCAGAGGGTACGAAGATTGACATCACGTCGGTTGCGGGGGTTATTACTATCGCGCACGAGGGGACAGCACGCACAGACACGACCAAATCGTCGGCTGGATATGGCACGAGCGTTGTCACGGGTGTGACTACCGACTCGACAGGTCATGTGACGGGCGTTGAGACTGGTCCACTGCCTACCAAACCCGCGACAAAAAATGTCATTGGCACTTCGGATGCTGCCACAACTGACGGTGCATCGGCAAATCCCTACCTTAACCATATAGAGGATGGCGACGTTAAATCGCATCACCAACTTATCGGTGGCACGCAGGTTGACGTGAACTCAGACGCGAGCGGCAACGTTACCATCAAGCACGAGACAATCACGCGAACGGATGCGGAAGAGAGTGCACAGCCGGCGAACCTTGTCACTGAGATTACTACTGCAAACGGTCACGTTACAGGCACTAAGACCATCAATCCCGATGACCTTACAGTCGGTATAGCCAAAGACCTTGACGCCCCTGTAGTGAGGTCGGACAATTCGATGTGGAACCACCGAGTGACAGGTGGAACTATCAACATAGGTGAAGAGACAGTAAATATTAGCAAGTTGAGAGGTAATACTTTGGTGTGGAATCAATTGTTAGGTGAAGGAACTTTTGTTGATATGGGCCTTCCGAGTGGTAACCTTTGGGCTACATCCAATATTGATGTTACTCAACCTAATAAGTTTGCTGCAAGTCCATTTCAATATGAAGGTTCATTCTTTTCTTGGGGTAATATTGAAGGACACAATCCTATCAGTACTTCTGCTTTTGACTATAACTGGGGCAGTGTGAATGCCGCCGAACCGTGGTACGACGGCCAGCCCTACGGCAACACAAAGGGCAACACCCTGTCTGGTAATATCCCCGTTGGTGAGGAGTACGACGCTGCACGCGCCAACCTCGGCTCGCCGTGGAGAATGCCGACCATGGCGGAGTTTAACGAGCTGTTTGCAGGCTGTATCTATATTGATGCCACTGGCACCGAGATACCGGCTGAAACTACCAACAAGTTAGTGACGGTAAACGGCATTGTGGGCCTCTACTTGCAGAGCAAGACCAACGGCAACAGACTCTTCTTTGCTTGCTCCGGCTACGGTAGTGGTACGTCTTGGTACGGCCGCGGCTCGTATGGCTACTACTGGTCTGCTTCGATTGGCTCCGCTCGCAATGCCCGGGGCTTGGGCTTCTATTCGGGTGGTGTCAATCCGCAGAGCAGCGACAATCGGTGCAACGGTTTTGCAGTCAGGGCAATAGCCAAAACAAGTGATACAATTATCACAGACCCTAACGGACACAAATACTATATCAAGAACAAGCAGAATGTTTTTGATTTGACCAAGATGTTTGGTGCTGGCAACGAACCTTCAACAGTAGAGGAATTTGAGGCAATGTTCCCTAATCCCTACTATCCTTACAACGAGGGTGAATTGCTTAGTCTGAAACCTACCGGTGTAAAAAGCGTTGGATTTAACCAGTGGGATGAAGAAACTATTGAAGGTAGCCTTATTTATTTAGATGGTTCTATTATACCAGCAACTAATAGATTATGTACCAAGAATTATGTAAAAGTACTTCCTTCCACTCAATATTATTTTTCTACAAGTATATACAGAGTAGCTTGCTATGATAGTGCAAAGAATCACATCCAATCTGAGTGGTTTGCCCCTTCAGAGTCGGAAGGATTACATACAACTGGACCAAACACACATTATGTAAGATTTGATTTGGGGATATCTTATGGAGGAACCTACAACAACGACATCTGCATCAACATCTCTGACCCTAACCGCAATGGTACTTACGAACCTTACAAAGAGTCTACTTTGGATTTGAATTGGATTAAATCCATAAAAGATAACAACGATAATCAGTTGTTCCCATATGGTTTACTATCAGCTGGCTCGGTGCACGATGAAGTCGGAGATAATTATGCCGTTAAGAAGGTCGGTAGTGTGGATTTGGGAAGTTTGAATTGGACGTATAATGGTGTAACAGCAGGAATTCCAAGATTTAGAGCAACAATATCCCAAAAGGCTTTTGGATATGACAATATTATATGTGAAAAATATCCATATAATCCAAGCCCTGTGGCATTAATGGGTGTTGATAACTGTGTATGTGGACACAGCTCAACTCATCATATATTTGTGTCTGATTCCACCTACACCGATGCCGCCACCTTCAATGACGCAATGAACGGCGTAATGCTCTATTACGAACTTGCAGAGCCTATTACTGTCTACTTCGACAAGAAGCCGATGACATACCCTGTCGATGACTTGGGTACTGAGACATTGCTTCCCGAGGGTGTTGATAGCACTACTGGTGTTCCTTTGAGTGCTCCTTTTAATGGTACCTTTGAGTACAAGAGTAACTTCAAAGATGCGGTTATTGACTTAATTGATACGGTCAATGCTTATAAGAATCCTGTCAGAGGCGTGGACAATAGCGACCAGACCGTAGGACAATTGGCGGAATATGACAGCGACAGCACTGTCAAGGCAAGTGGTTACAAGGCAAGTAATGCCACTATATCTCCAACAGGTAGCGAAAACGCATCGATACTGCCCACTGTCGCCGCACTTATAGCGTATGTTCAAGGTGTGGCGCAGAATGCACTGCATTATCAGGGTACGGTGGTTAGGGTTGCAGACTTGCCGTCGACGGGGACTGCGGCAGGCGATGTATATATACTCTCACAGGACGACGGCAATTACGATGCTGGCGACTGGTTTATCCGCAATAAGGCTAACAATGGGTGGGATGTAGTGCAAGGTAGCGTGAGGGTGACGAACAACGATATTACTCTCACACCCGACGGAACAAAAAAAACCATAGCCAATGTCGAGGGAACTCCCATTACGGTCACAATGCCCGACATGAACTTTAGCGAGCCTGCTGCAAGCGGCGACACGTTGACTGTTGTGGACACTATCTCGCAGAGTAACGGAAAGATTTCGGCGACGAAAAAGACAATACAGGATGCAAGTAAGTTGCAGAAAGGTGTTGTGCAGTTTGTAACTGACGTACATAATTCGACCGACCAAAACAAGGCAGTTACTGCGGGCGACGCTTGGACGGAGTTCGCAAAACGCAACGTCAAGGCGGTAGATGTGTCTCAGTCTGTCCCCATAAATTTGTACCCGAGCGTCTTGGTCTCTTCTTCTGCTCCGTCGGCAAGCACGGTTCCGTCGAACTGGAACACAAGCATCTATGGTACTTGGACAGGAGCGCCTCAATTTGTCGGGCAATTGTTTGTTTCGACGAGTGGGTCGGCATCGATAGCGACGGGAACAAGCGATGTAACTGATTGGATACCTATAACGAACAATTAAAATTATAGACTATGCCTACAGCAAAGATAGTACAATTACAGGATGCGGAGAATGGGGTACTGCAATACCCCTTGACCATTGCGGCAGCAGTGGCGATGACAGCAGGTGGTCAGACCTTGTTGGATGAACTTGCCAAGTATATGCCCATCGAGACATATACCGAAGTCGTCAGGGGTGTCCGCAAATTAAAGGTCGAGTATATACCTCAACTGCCTTACCTGCTGAAAGGCGATAACAGTGTAACGGACAGCCCCTATGTACAGGAGGTGTCCGTCAATGCAGCAGGAACGAAACTTATCGTCAAGACATGGTCGAAGGAGACCAACGGTGTCCTGAAAACCGAGGAAATTGACATCGTTGGAGAGAACACGACCTACACATTGGAGGCGAAATACAACGACGCCACTTCGGGCACGCCTAATTCGGCGATACGCCTTAAAGACAGCAGTAACCATAGTATCGATGTGCCTGTGCCTGTTGGCGCTCTGCGGAACGACAATGACGTCACATTGATATTGGACGGTAATTTCAGTTAAAACGAAAGGAGGTGACCGATGCCTACAGCTAATATAGTACAGTTGCAAGACCCCGAGACGGGTGCGACGCAATATCCCGTCACCACGCCCACCGCTATACCTGGGTTGTCTACCGTCGCTACATCAGGTTCATATAACGATTTAAGCAATAAACCGACTATCCCAGCGGCACAGGTTAACGCTGATTGGAACGCCGTCAGCGGAGTGGCCCAGATTCTTAATAAGCCTTCTATCCCAGAGGGTAATAAACAAATAGGATTATACTCTACTTCTGTTAGTGTAGGGTTAAATTCTATAACGGCAGAAATTGCGCCTCATTTAGATTTAAGCACAACGAATGGACTTTTGATTTTTTCGCAATATGCGGATAACATCGCACCTAATGTCCAAGAATCAATTTCAGGCGGTTCGCGATTTGTTTATCGTCTAGATATAGAAAAAGAGCACACTCCTTTAATGGCAAAACTTGAAGAACGGACAGGAGAGCGTTTTTCTATATATGTACAAATTATGACATCGATTGCCATAGAGGGGGTATGGTCGCTTTATGGGCCATACGATGATAGAATGAATTATATTTGTTGCAGTCATTCAACATCTGTGGATAATAGTTTTACCACAGGCTCCGAAACGTTTTTTGAATACAGAAAAAATTTAAACAAACTAACGAAACCGGAAGGACCAATGTATACGTATACGGGTCTATTTGGTATTACAATTCTTCAAAATGGGATGATTCTGATAGATTAATAATTCTTATCCCTTTTCCTCGTATTCTTTTGCGGTCGCTTCTCAAGAGTTGCGACCGCTTCTACTTCTGTACGGAGGAATCCGACTTTGTGGTTGTTTATCGTGTGCGTTTTTACACCGTGTTTTGCGAGCACTTTCTGCATTGCCTCACGCGAGCCTATATTAAGGATACGCATTGCATCGTCGTAAGTCACGAAAGAGTCTTCCTTGAAGTAGCCTTTGTTTTCGGCGTTGACGCGACCGAGCATATAACCTATCTGCTCGTCGTTGCATTCGCCGTTCTCCATTCTGTGGAGGATGTCCCTTAAATATCGTATCGCCTCTTTCATTAGGGGCGACTTTACTTTTGCTGCTTCACTTTCCATATCTTCTTTAATCTTTGTACTCTTACGAAGTGAAGTATCGCGAGGGTTGTCGTCGTGAGCACTCCTGCGGTGATGATAATAAATGGTAGTATTATAGCAATAGAGTAAGGTATGAAGTCAAATATTTCATCAGCAGATAGAATGGCGTCGTACAAGCAAATCGAATATGCTGTCCATTTCATATATTTGCAATGATACTTACCTTGCGCAGATATGCAAAGACATACACAGAGTTCAAACATTACTGTGTATGTATGAGTCCATAGGTTTATTTGCCAAAAGAAAGCAGCGATATGGCATATAAGCATATACACAGCAACAAGCAATATCGTGATACGTACAAAAAATTTACTCATTTGTTTTTAGTATTACCAGTTACAACGATTACCTTTTCAAGATAGGTGTCTCTAATTTTACGTTTCGGCTTCACTTTCGCTTTCGCCTTGACTTTCACTCTCCTACGTCTTGCCATAACTTATCTGTTTTTCTATATTAACGAAAAAGGCAATGTTTTATTGCCGAATGTCATAGGAAAATATCAAAAGAATTTGCAAATTCTATTTTGGCATTGCAAATCACTCGTTTACATATAGAAAAGAATTCAGTAGTTCTTTGTGCATTCCTGCCTTACCTTTGCATCCGTGACGTCACAAGAACAAACGGAATTATTAACATTAAAACTCGAAAACAATGAGTGAAACTATCGTGGTTCCCGACAATGGGAACAACAACAACGGTTGGAACAGCCCCCTCGGACTGCTCGCTCTCGGTAACAACGGCTATGGCTACGGCAATGGCGGTTTCCTCGGCGGCGGTTTCGGCGCTGGTATCCTCGGCGGTGTCCTCGGTGGCATCTTTACTAACTGGCTCGGCGGTAACGGCTGGGGCTTTGGTGGAAACGGAATGAACGGCGCTGGTGCCGCTGCCGCTCTCGGCGCTCAGGCTACCGCAAACAACAACACTGACCTTCTGATGAACGCCATCACTAACAGCGGCGAGCGTCAGCACGAGGCTGTCCAGACCCTCAGCACTATGCTCGGTCAGGACTTCAACCTCGTCAACCAAGGCGTACAGACGATGCAGTCCGCCCTTGCCACAATCGCTGCCAATCAGGGCATGAACACTATGCAGGTGGTGAACGCCATCCAGAGTGGCAACGCCTCGCTCGCAAGCCAACTCTGTCAGTGCTGCTGCGACATGCGTCAGACCGTGACCAATCAGGGTTACGAGAACCAACTCCGCACTGTCGAGCAGACCAACGCTATCAACAATGGCTTCGCTGGTGTCAACACCAACATCGCCGCCACCAAGGCCGCTCAGGAGTTGTCTGACTGTAAACAAACTTACGCCCTCAGTGACACAATGAACCGCAACTATCTCGCTCTTGACAACAAACTCGATGCTATGGAATCGAGCCGTAAAGACCGTGAGATTACCGCTCTGACCGCCAAGGTCGCCCAGTTGGAATCTCAGAACTTTACCACGGGTGTTGTCGGACAGGCAGTTGCTCCTATCAGCGCTGCCCTCAATAGCCTTGCTCGCGAAGTCGACGACATCAAGTGCAAGCAGCCTTCTACCGTAAGCGTGCAATACCCGAACTTGGTTGCCGTTAACGCAACTCCTTATGTCAGTGGAGGTTTCTACCCCAATGGCTATGGCTACGGATACAACGGGTGGTTTGGTAACGGCTTCGGCAACAACATAACGTTCTAAACGCAATAACGGATAAGGAGGTAAAAGCATGAGTTGTAATCCTAATATTACAGTAAATGCAGGCGGAATACCCGTATTGCAGTCCACAAACATCAGCGTAGGTACTGAAAGCGTCAATATCGGACTTGGTTTCCGTAACATTCGACCGATGGGCAAGTTCATTGTCGAGTTGTCGGATGTCATTCCTGCCGATGCAACGACCACGCTGCCTGTGACGCTTACCCTCAACGGAACGACGAGACCTCTGACCTTGCCGAATTCCGTACCGGTAACTGTCGCAGAATTGACAAGTGTCAGTGCCTTTGAGGTGTATAACAACCGTTTCAAGGGTTACTTGATGCTGATGTCTCGGACGACCGAGTAATGCTATCTCGGATTGGATAGCGAGTTCTTTGACATATTGACAAGGAGAGGTATTAAAGAAATTCCCACTTATACCCTTTGTGAGTGTTCCATCTGCCATGACAGCAATTAGAAACTGATTGTGGCCAGAATCCATCTTCGGATACGGAATATAAATAAGGGTAGACTTTGTCGATTATGCCGTTACATATCCTTGCCACAGGACGTGGTTCTCTATTGTGAAGATTTTCTATTTGAGTAACCCATCTTAAATTATCGGCATGGTTATTTTTACGGTTTCTGTCGATATGGTCAACACATGGGAAATTGTTAGGATTAGGGACAAAGGCGACTGCGACAATCCTATGTACGCTTACGAGTTTTCTTTTCCCACATCCGTTGTTGATGATTATCATCCTATATCCATCGCGATTATATTCTCCATTTAGTAATTTTGGTGGGTATGTGCGTTTTTTACCATCTTTTTGTAGAATAGTTCTTTCCAAAGAGCATGTTCTTCCTAATGATGATACCGCGTACCAATGTTTTTCATCGGCGTACTTCCATTTTTCTCCATCAATTCTAATTGAATTGATAAACTTTTCATTTATCATTGTCAACAGTTTTTGTTATGTCAACGATTTGGAAAAGAGGGAAAAGGGCGTTGACTTACCCCTTGTCAATAGGTCATGACTCCTATCTATTCCCGATTGCAAAGATACGAAGAAAAATCGAATTAACAACAACTTTTAACAAAAAAACGAAGAAAAATGCTAGGAACGTTAAGACCAGGTTCAATAGTTTACGTCCTCTGTAAAGGAGAAAATCCCTCTTTCAATATAGGACAAGTTTTATCGACGACACCCCCACGTCCGAAAGTCGCAAACCAGTTTATGCCAACGATGCAAATGGAGCAGGTAATCGACATTAATGTCAAAGTTGGTGACGATACCAAGACTTTCAGCGGTGTCAATACCGCGCTGTCAATCGTAGACACTGGTTCGGGTGGTTATGTCATTTCCGATGACAAGCAGCTAATCACAAACGAGATTGAGGCTTTCGGCACCAACAGTCAGAACGTTTTGAACAGCCAAGGCTATCACAAAAAGGTTGTGGCTTCTACAAAACAATGGCTTATGGACTTGAATCCCTCTCTTCGAAAAGAGAGCGAACGAGACGAGGAGATGTCGAAGATGAAAGGTGAGATGTCTGAAATGAGACAGACTATTGCCGAACTTACGAATCTGCTCAAAGGTGCACTTGCTCCGCAACAACCAAGCATGGGTTCTTCGTTAATCAGAAAGGAGCAGTAAAAAATGGCTTACGTTATAATCCAGAAAAAAGACAAGAAGAAAATGTCCGCAATGGTCGAGGACATTCTCTACACCGCCGGAGAACTGATGCACTGCGTCGAGGAGATGCGTGAGGACGAATACGGCGACCGCTACTACGGTGACCGCTACTATGGCGACCGTTACGGTATGGGAATGCGCGACGGTGGACGTTACGGCAATCGTGACTGGGATGACGACCCGATGATGGAGCGTCGTCGCTATCGCAGATACTAACGTTCCAAACGTGAAAGGGCGTCGTGGCTTGTTCCCCTCGCCCTTTCTTTACAACGTTGAAATAGTTTGAAAGTTCTGCAAAAACTTTCAAGAATTAACAATTTAAAACAGATAAAAAATGACAAAAAATAGAACACCGCTTGACACATACGACACGATGCCGGAAGAGCAGCGTGCATATTACATGAACTACGGCAAGAACTTTAACGAGAAGATGTGCCGCTTCGCCGTAAGCATGATGCGTGACAGAAAGGGCAACAGGGTCGAGATGATGAAAAAGGAAGACCTTGAAAAGAAACTCAAAGAGAACAACATTGAAGTCGAGAACGACGTAATGTACAATGGCGTTTACGTTATGGCGATGGTAAAAGCAGACTTCATAGGCAGCAGCATCGAGGACGAGAAGCACGCCCTGCTGTATGTGAAGGACTACATCGACGACCCTGATGCTGCGGACGGTCAGGTCTTCACAAGGTTTTACGCTTCTTGCGTGAACGCAGGAATTCCAATTGACTGGTCTGAAATGCTGTAACTATGCTACGCCAGCATATATACATACCGCGTTACCACTGGGAGGTAGTCGTCTATTATGAGAGCGACTACCGTGACGCGTCGTACATACTCAGGGAACTTGACGAGACGGGTGTGGACGATGATACTTATTGGAAAGCGGCAAGAAACCTTAACGCAGGGCTTACCGACACTGGTCTGACGTATTCCAATATGGACGAAAAGAAGTCCGTAATCGTCCTATCCAAGACATCTTCCAAGGCAGAGTTCGCGAACACTTGGTTCCACGAACTGATACATTGTGCGAACCATATAGCGTTAGCGAACGGACTTGACCCGATGGGCGAACCGATAGCGTATGTCGGCGGAGAACTCGCCCGGGAGATGCAGCCGATTGCAGCACGTCTTATGTGTCCAACCTGCGAAAAAAGAAAGATATGAAACGGAAAAAAGAGAAATATATACCCGTAGAAAAGGTGTTGCAATATGAATGTCTGACTGACATTCTGATGTTTGCACACCTTTTTTATTTAGAGTAGCGTACATTTTCAAAAAAAGTTGTATTTTTGTATTGGAAAAGGAAAACCTTTTTCTGTGTATAACTTTTAATATCAATAATATGGCTTACGGGGAATATACGCATAAGATGCAAAGAATAGATAAAACTGGTTACAACGTCATTGATATAGAGGATGAGTTCCAAGGTTTAATCTACCTCAATGCAAAAGGGATGAACGATGTCGGCAAGGCGAAGAATATCTATACGGAGACTTATGCTGACAGTGACGATTTGCGTGTCTACGTTCCCGAAAGCGATACGGTTTTTGAAAACGGCAGGGAAGTCGATTCATATACCAATGAAGCGACAGTTATCACTATGAGTTTCGCTGTCGTGGGTGATGCCTATATGCGCCAATTGGTGATAGACAGGTTTGAAAGTTATCTTCGCCACGGCGTGCATCTGTATAAGGATAATGCAAGAAATAGAGAGTTCCGTTTTGTCGTCCAAGATGAGATAAAAGTCAGCGACGAAAAATGGCACGGCAATACGCCCTACATTATCTTGGAAGTCCCTATGCAGAACTTGAACGGCAAGACCAGACTGTTACAATACTCAGAAACTTTTTGAGTATATTAAAAAGAAAGGGTTCCATTTTATGAACCCTTTCCACTTAAATATACACAAATGACACTAATTTTTCATTGATTGTTTTTCTTGGCTTGAAATTCCTTTTCCAATCCGGTAGCGAAATTTTCAATCATTTCGTTCATTTGAACGATAGCCTTGTCGTATTCGGGGTTGTTCGTCTCTTCAGTGGGCACTTCTCCCATTTTTTGCAGCAGGTTCATATACATAATCCCCATTGTGGCAATATTGAGCGTTGTCTGCGGATGAGACAGTACGAACATCGGCAGACGGAAGACCAATTCTGCTGCGGAAAGCATTAGTTCAACACCCTCACGCTCGTCCTTGTCTGTGATGTCGTTCGGAACGCCGTCCATAATCTGCTGCAATGCCGACGCTGTAGACATCAGTTTGTCATCGACAAGCACATCGTATCCGCCGTGGTAATGCAACAGATATCCGTTACGGGTCTTGTGGAGTTTGTATATTTCTCCGTCCTTTGTCTCTTGGATTTCGTTCTTGGTAACGATAAGCGGACAATCCGCGTCATACTGCGCGATTTCCTCGTATGTGAGTTTGTCGAGGAGTTCGCGGGTCTCGATGGGGTCTGTGCTCAACTCAACGAGACGTTCCCTCAGTTTGATAATTTCCTCGGTCATTTCCTATTCCTCCAATGCTTTGAGTTGTTGATACACTGCCGCCTTGACAACCTCTTTGTTGAGTTGGTCGATGTCCATGCCGTCGAAATAACCGCCGACGGCATAGGGCAGGTTGAGCGACTTCAAATATGCGATACGGTCGCTTTCGTCGGAGTCTTTGGGGAATTTCTTGATGTACTGTTTGTCAAGTACAATATACGGATACACCTCTTCAATTTTTGCGAGCGCCGCTGTTGCGCCATTGACGTATGTCACCCGGTAGGAGAGGTCGGCGTTGCGTTTTACGACGCCGTATGCCACGCTGTTGTTGGCAAGGCGGATTTTTGCGATTGCCTCAATCCAAAGGGACTTATTGGGGTCAGCCCTCTTCGGGAGGGTTGTGAGGTGCGCGAAATTGAGCGCATCGGAAATCAGTTTCTGTTCGTATGTTTCCATTGTTTTTGTTTTTATTTTATTGGCAACTTTTTGACTTTCTCGCAAATTTCATTGGAGAATTTAGCGTGAGGTGTGTAGTGTGCAGGGATGACAATCTGTTCGTTTTTCTTGATGTTCCGTCCGACTTTTTCTGCTCTCTTTAAAGGAGCAATGGTAAATAGTCCACGGATGTAAATCGGTTCGCCGTTGCAAACCGAATCGGCAACGATGTCGATTGCTTCGTCAATTACGGCTTGTATAGCCTCTCTTGTAACTCCGGTCTTGCGAAAGACCTCATCGATAATGTCTTTTTTTGTCATGATTTTAATGTTTTTTTGATTTTGCAAAGATACGAATTTTTTTTGAATTAGATGTTACTTTTAATAAAATCTTCGGTTTCCATAACTTCTTCTGTCTCTTTTGTTACGTGTTTGTCCTTAATCATACCGCCTATCTTGTGGTTAGCGAAAGCCTCGATTTGTGCGGTAGAGAGTCTCTTTATCTGACTTCTTGGGATGAACTTCATAAGGAAATGAGAGAAACGCGACTTTGGTTCACGGTATCCGAAAGCACGGAACCATAATTGTATCTCGTCGCCCCACATAACGATGTCGTTGTCTTTGAAAGGGATGAAAATGCCTTTTTCGACAGCACCATCCTCCTCCACTTCCATAATCTTGGTGCGGATAAGCGAGTTCAGTACGATTTTACCGACAAAATGGCTCATTGTCTGACAGATTTTAGTAGCATTTGAACGTTGGCTTCCTGTATGGTATCGAGACCGAAAGTCTCTTTAATCATTTCTCGGAAACGGGATACCTTTTCGTATACGTTATCTCCGTTGAGGTATCCGTGCTTGATGGCATAGTTGCTGCAAACGTGGTAGAATATCGTGGCGGCGTGGAACATGTCCTGTTCGTCGTAGTCGATGAAGAATGAAGTCTGTGTGCCGTCCTCGTGAGGAACGTCGAGGTCAATCATAGCCTCATGGAGCATCTCGAGTACCTGACGCACTCGCTCTTCTTGTTGTTTCGCGTGTTGTTTTATACACATAACTTATTGATTTACATTAGAATGGAAGTCCATCATCCTCCTGCGTTGCCATAGGCTGTTGTGGTTGTTGGGCGACTTGCTGTTGAGCATACGGATACTGAGCCTGTGCGGGTGCTTGCTGTACAGGTTGCTGTGGCTGTTGTTGTGCCACGGGATAGACGCTGATGCACTGCAAATCAGTGTACCAACGGTCGTTGTACTCGCGGCTCTGAGGGTTGTAATTGACAGTTACCTCCATACCCTCTTTCAACCCAGCGCAAGCCTGTAACTTTTGCTCTCCGAAGATTGTGAACGCGGCTTTTGTCGGGTACTCGTCGCCGTATTCAATAACGATGCCAGCCTTGACCCAGTGCTTTCCGCTTGTACTGTCGCCCTCCGTCTTTGGGAGGAACTTGATGATTTTTCCTGTGATTGTCTGCATAATTTATTGAGATTTTAATTGTTAATACATTAGTTGGATTCTGTTTTCTTGTTTGTTCAATTCATCCGCTTTGTTCACAGCTTCGATGAAGTTTTTGGGGTTGACAAAAAACTTGTTCAGTTTGTTGAAGGAGGATACAATCTTCGGATTATCGTTAAGGTTAATAACGGTTTTGCCGACGTGTATATCCTGTACCGTTTCCGAGAGAGACCTTGCGACCTTGAATATTTCTTCAATGCAAAGACCGAGCAAATATTTTGCATTAGGTGAAATCTTTGACACACTTCGGATGTAATCCTTCGCAGTCATAGTGGCATAATCACAGAGAGTGGATGCGCACTCGACTGACGCGACCCAATGTGCATATTGTATTCCTGCGTTATTGAGGCAGTCTGTAACAGCATTTTTGAAGTCTGCGATTTTGTCATCAAGGTATCCGTCCATACCCTCGAACAGGTTTGCGATTGAGTATTGGTCTACTTTTGTGTTGTTTATAAAATCCCAATACGCATTCACTCTTTTCATCAAAGCTTTGTAGATAGTAGCGACCGCCTTTGATTTGTATGGTATAGTCTTTAGTTCCTCACCGAGGAACTTGCACTCATTGCACGCCACATCGTTCATATAGAGGATTTGGTATACAGCGTAGTTCTCTATGTTTGCAATGCTTTTTTCGTCAAGGTGCTGCATTCTTTCGGCGGCATCTTTGATTTCTTCCTTATACCTCTGTGATTGTCTTTTTTGTGCTTTGGTTGCCATTATACTATATATAATATTCTGTATAAAATCTTTATTCTACCCAAGAACGGCTCGGTTCTGATGCAAAGTACCCTTAAAGCCAAAATGTCAAAATTTCGACTTTGGTACTTTGCCGTTATCTTCATTCTGACCCCGTCAGACTTCGGACTTCACCAAGCGATTTCGGTGATGATACCTAATCGCAGAGAGGTTTATTCGACAATCATCGTCGTGCGCACGGAATCCTCTCAACTCTCGCTGACCCTTTACGTCGCCGTGATGCGCTTGCTCCCCTACGGCTCTCGCGTTCATCTGGGTGGGTTTTGCAACTATTCTCGTCTTGTTGAACGCACAGTAAAAGAGGTGCCCTAAAACAATTTCAGCCATCGACTTCTGGCGGAAAGCGGATGGCTGTTGTGGTATGTTTAGGGCTACCTCCCTTATGGTGTTCCAACAATCACTGATACCCGCCAGAATATCCTTTGACTGCAATCTTAGGCTCTCGATTACGGTTGCAAAGATATGAATAAAATCCGATACGGCAAAGAAAAATTTTGAAATATTTTTTAATCTGCTCATATTCAGTAAGTCTGCGTTACCTATGCTTTGCTATAATCGGACACTCACGAAACGCTTTGGTTCGTCAATTTCACGATTTTGATGTCCTTGTCGTACCTGTAGCGGAAGAGTGCCGCCTTGAACTTGAAGAGTTCTGTCTCTTGCCCTTTAAAGTCCTCTACGACCTCTTCGCCATTCTTGTTTGTGTAAACAAAGTCAGCCTCATAGTATCTTGCCGTCTGCACCGTTTTTGTAACCACTTTGTCCTTTGTTTTAAGGTGGACGACGACATCTTCCGTGATGGCAGGAATTAGTTCGTACTTTACGTGGTATCTAAGGTTGGAGATTTCGCCTGCCTGCTCCATCAGTTTTAGGAAGCACCACCTACGATGTTCCCCAAGACTATCGAATGTAATTCCGTCAACGGTGACGGTCTCGTTATGGTATTTGCTCTTGGGTTTAGTGTACCAGTGACTCATAATATGCGGATTATCCAAATTATTATACACGCAACTCCTATAACGATTGCAGGTATCCAAATAGGTGATGTGGCCCACATAAATGCGTATTCCACTGCGTCGTCGTGGTCTAATCCTTTTTCATGTGCTTTGTCAAGAAATTTATTACTCAAATGTGCCACAAGCATCCCCAAAGGGAAACCAGCACAGACTATGATTATAAATAATGCATTTGCCATATTATTATTATTTTACAAGTTTAACATAATCCTGTATTGGTGCATCCTTTGTTGGATGAATTTTAATCTTCTTCTCGACGAACATTTTATTCAGCACCTTGCGTGCGTCTTTGCTTATCGCTCCAAGCAGTTCGCCTTTTGTGACAAACTTCGGTTCGACAGTCGAGTTCGCTTTCTCCGCCTGCATCGCGTCGAGTTTCGCTGTGATGTATTGTTCAAGATTTGTCATTATTATGAATTTAATGTGAACAAAAGTAAAGTTCTGTCCACTCCGCTTACATTTGAAATTTCACCGTAATAATCAACACAACCATCCCTATATACATCTGCTATTGCTATACCATCGTCAGGTACGACACCCCATATAAGGGACACCACAACTACATGACAAACTGTGTGAGCCTCGTTTTCTTGTATAAAAGACAAAACTGTTTCGTGGTCGTGTGTAGTAAATCTTTCTTTTACAAACATATTCCATTCGGAAATGTCATACTCCAATGGACGCGTTTTCTGCTTTACAATAGATACTATTTCGTTTAATGTCTTTATATTCATATTGTTAATAATTAGAAGTTATCACTTTCGATTTCAAATGTATCTCCGCTGTGGGCGACCGCCACATTCACAAGCGGAAGGGCGTCTTGCACAGATTTAAGGGCGAAACCCTCGTTGATGTTTTGATGGCTCAAGTGTATGAGTATTATCTGCTTTGTGCTCAATGAAACGTTACGCCGGCAGAAGTCAATGCAATCTTCAAGCCCCATGTGGTTCTCGGGGTGACTACGGCTCTGTTCCGCGTTGACGAAGTTGTCGATGAGCGTGTCGTCATCGTGGTTGCATTCGACCATTATGCAGTCGATGTCCTTGAAGTTGTACGGGCACCCCATAGCGTCCGTGACGAAAACGATACGCTCCTTTGTCGGCGTTACTATCAGAAAGCCGTAATTTGGCACGTTGTGGGCGACTTCAAAGGGCTGGATGGTAAATCCCCCGACAAACGTCTTTTGAGCCATAGGAAGCGGCTTTATGCCCTTAATCGAGCCTTCTTTCAGCAGTTCCTCGTAGACTTTCTCTCCGAAGAACACTGGGATGCCTCGTCTGATGAACTCTTTTGCGGTGGATTGGTTAAGATGGTCAGAGTGGCTTCATCGGTGGCTCGCTAAACAGCCAGCCACCAAACCTCCTTTCCGTATTAAGATGTTGTAATAATCACTTGTCTTGCACCCGAGTTCGAGCACAAGGGACTGTCCTCCGCTTTCTATAATGTAGCCGTTTGCGGATGAGTTTGAAGAGCAAACGTGGATAGTTGTCATTTTTCTCTTGATAGTATGCCGTTAATGATACTCTTCTCTGTTCATAATTGTGTTGATTTAATTGTTTTTTATTTCTATTTTTTTGAAGATACGCTTGTACCACGGGAGGGAGTTGAATTGCTCTATCGCTTCGTGTTCTGCATCTCTTTGGTCATAAGCATCGTCTAACTGCTTGTTTAATTTTTTGATTTCATTGTTGAGTTTTTCAATTTTGCCATCTTTGTGACTGATTTCAGACAGAAGCCCTGCCTGTTCAGCATTTGGGTTTATTATACACCCAATGCCTTCAGTAAGGCATTCTTTTTCTCCCGTAATTACATCAATCACTACTTTACACTTCTCACGTGAAATAAATGCCGGAATATTTTTTAATTGTGAGATAATAATCCCCATCGTCTTTGCGTTGCAAGTGAAGTTGCCGTACATCTTAACGTGCTGCTCGCCGTCAACCCAAACACCCTTGTTGCTTTCAACGACAAGTTTGCCTTCATCGTTGAAGTAAAAATACTGCGGGCGCTGTTCTTGTTTTCTTTCTTCCATTTTATTAATTATTTGATATTACTTGTACTTTCTCTTTTGTTCTTTTGCCCTCACGGTGGGATTTGGTACCACTCGGACTAATGCCTCGGAGTTTACTTTTCAGGCATCCCATCGTTCCCCCGATGGCGGCGTGAGGGTGCCGTGTGTCCCTAATGTTATCAGCCTTGCGGCCACACGGCAGGCTTTGGCGAACCTCCTATATCTTTGTGGGATGGGAGGGAATTGCACCCCCCTCCGTGCTATGTCTTATCTCTGATGCACTCTCGCTGCATCCGCCATCCCTTGTAGGTCCGCGTTCCTAGTGTTACAGCCTTGCGGCCGCGGACCTTTGCCGGTCTTTCCCGGCTGCCATCCGAAGCCTCCTCAGTGATGTGCTCTCTCGTTTGCGGAACTTAAGTAGTCCAGTTTATCAATAGGTGTCGAGAACCTCCTTTGTGCCACAGGCCGGACTCGAACCGACATCGGACGTTGAACGTCATTTTGCCAACTCCATTCTAGTGGATTAAACTACCGTGGCAACCACCTAGGCTTTACTTATGGAGGTCGTGGAACACCTATTCTTTCTTTGCCTTGAAAATGGGAAAAATCAATTCAAGTAGATGCCACATCTCGTTACGGTCGTAGAGCCCGTTGGCGCAGAGACCACAGCCGATACCAATGAGACATGCTTTGACCCATCCCTGCCACTGAGAAACGTCTCCGCAATCGGCAAAGAAGCCCAATTGAAGGGCAAAGCCTGCGGCAGCGAGTGCGAGCGAAAGCACCCATGAGATAATGAGTTTAACGGTGGAGTTATCCACCTTGAAGAGTTTGTTGACAGCCTCGGTGATAGTCATCACTCCAAGGACGAAAGCGACGAAGGTCGCGAACATTGTCATTAGTGTAGTTGCCATAACTATGTAATTTTAATGGTTAATAATTTACTTGTCGAACATTGTCGCCTGACCGTTGGCGCCGCCCTGCTGCACCTCTCCTGTCTGCTCGTCAACAACCTCCGCCTCTTGGAAGTCCTGCGGCTCCGTCTCGACGGGAATTTCTCCTCCGTTGTCAACGTAGTGGACTTGTGGATTGTCAATATCCCCAGACAGGGCGGCCTGGTCACGCTCGATAGCCATCTGCATTTCAAGGGACTTTGGCAAATACTTGGTAATCAGATGTTTGAGAACGGACTTGAGCGCCATGCTGTTAAAGTCATCTTTCCAAAGACCGTAACCACGTTTGAATGTTTGAGAGAAACGGAGTCCGTGCTGCTTGCACTTCTCAACGTCCCAAAAGACGTATTTTTCAAAACCGTTGGAAAGTTTTGCGTAGGCGAGATAGCCGATAATCTTGTCAGACTTGCGTTTTGTTTCGTCGAACACGTACTCATCGGTGAAACGGTTATGTGACACAAGTTCGCCCTCATAGACAATCTCGTTTGCGAGGCGGACAATCTGGCCGCTACGTTGAGCGAGTTCTACCCATCCCGAGCGCATGATTTGGCAAGTCGCTGTGCATGAGCCAGTTTTGTTGTCTTTGAATGGGATTATTGCTGCATAGCCGAGGTTAGGATTGATAGGCAAATCCAAGGCGGCGGCGGTTGCTGCGGCAAGAATGATAGAGTTGACGTCTGCTTTTTTGAGCAGGTCGTTGTTGCTCACCACATTGGTGATAGAGGTGATAAATCCGGGAGCACGTTTCCCGAGCATATCGGAAAATCTCTTTGCCACCGACTCGCTTGAAAGGGCGACTTTCAGGTCTTTTGCGTTGTTGTACTGTGCTACTTCGTTCATAATTTATTTAATTTTTAAATTCCCAAATAAATCCGTGTGATGATTTCCATATCTTTCTACAGCATTTTCCGACACCATAACAATGGGTCTGCTCCATTGCATCTTTCACACTTTTGAACTCTTTTATAAAATTTCCTTCCAAATCTTTTTGTATGACCGCTTTTTGAACTTTCTTTATTCTTTTCTCTTTTGCTTCTGGTTTGTTTGCAAGTTCAGAAATGAACTTTTGATGCTCTTTCCCACGCTCGGACATAAAAAACCTTTTTGCACTTTGTGATAAATGCTGCTTTGTTATTGGGTTGTTCACATTATCTTTTGTTGAGCACCATCTTAGATTTGTAAAAAGGTTATTTTTTCTATCAGTATCTATATGGTCTACAACGTCACGTTTCTCAGGGTTGTCAACGAAGTACAAAGCAACAAGCCTGTGTACACTTACTGGTCTATGTATACCATTTTTGGGTAATGAAACTATTGGGTACTGATTCTTGTTCAGCCTCTGTTTGACAATTCTCGTTTTAATAAAATGACCGTTTGGAATGTAGTGCTCTATTATTTTTACCCTACCAAAATTGCTAATCTGGTAGGGGTAATCATACCCAATGACATCTTTCCATTCCTCTGAGGGAATATCAATCAAAGATATGTTTTGGTATGGATATTGCTCATCCATAACTATTTAATTTTTTCGTTTAACTTTTCTTTTATTGCTTTCACGTCCTCTGCGAACTTGCCGACGTCTTTCTTGACGGATGACGCTACGGAGGCAATGCGGTATTCGACGGTACGTCGGGCGCTGTATCCGAACATTTTCTGTATCTCGTATATCTTGTACTCTCGGCTTGCGTAAAGCATGTACATTAACACGCTACGTGCCGCAGAGAATGGGTAGACGTTCTTTGAGGTGTCGTATAGGTCTTCCTTGGAGACTTGGAAGTGCTCCATGACCGCTCGTTCTATATAACCTTTCGTTTTCATTTCGGATGCAAAATTACGAAGAAAAATTGAATGCGCAAAACTTTTTTCGCAAATTATTGAAAATATTTTCCAATCATTTGGTTTTCAATGCGCGTTTTTATTCATTTTCTTCTCCGAATAGTTTAAAAAGCAACTCTTCGTGTGCCTTTTCTGCACATTTCCGGCAGTATGGGTGCGGCGGGATGTCGGGGTCTACGTAACACGGATACCATACTTCCGCTTGCTGCCCGCATTCGACGCACTTGTAGTTGCTTGCTTTAATCTTCTTTTCCTTGCTCATCGTCTTTCTCCTTTAAGTATTTTACGAATGCTATGATAGCGATAACACTCAACACACCATAAAAAACGCTCAATGTTATAAAAAAAACGTTTGCTGCGAAATCGCTCATTTCTTGTCTCCTTTCGTTAATTCGGGGTTGTCGTGGATTGATTTATCTATATTCAAATTAGAATCAAATATGTTGCCGACGACCTCTTTGCCAAAATCTTCAATCCACGGTTGGCTAATACGACCACAAGGGCTGCCATACTCGTTGTATATCTCGAAATATGCTTCTTTTTCATTCCAGTTGATAGTATGGATTATGGCATCGCCAAGAGAACCGTAACTTCGGATAATATCCCCCTCAAAAACCTTGTTGCCATTCTTGTCGGTCAGTCCTGTGTACTGTCCAAGGGTTTCTTCTGCTATGTCGGTTTCTATTCCCGTGTAGGGGTCATAGATAGTCCATTTCTCGGTATGGGGGTTGCGGGCGTAGTGGCGAGGCTGGCCGTATACCCAATGCTCGCCACGGCATAGGCTTATTGCTCTATATAGTATTTCTCTCATAATTCTAACGTTGTTTGGTTTTTAACTTTTTTAGTATACTTTTTCCGCTCTGTCTTCATGTATGGGCATAACTCACCGTGCAGGATGAAGTCCTGACAGATGTCGATTGTTTTCTGGTTTATCGGCTCATTGCAGGACATACGCGTCACAATATCGCGTTGGATAGCGCATTTTGGCTGGTTTTTATCATCTGCATTGACGAACCTATCGAGTGTTTCGTTCCAGTAACTATACTTGACGCATCTACAACAACATTGACATTCAAACCATCCGAGTTCGCTGCCGTTGCTGAACGGGTCTTGGTTTACTTTCTTCATTTGTCTAATAAATTGAACATTTTTGACTGCGGCACTTTCATAATGCCGATGAACGTTATAGGATTGTGGTTGTGCACCATAGTGTGCAGTACCTCATCGCTCGTCATTTTCCCAAAATACTTGTGGAATTTCCTATCCTTCTTACTGAACCTAATCTTGAACAAGAAGCACTTCTTTCCGAAACAGAAGTACGGGAAGTGCCAGTCTTTTGTGAAGCCGTAAAGACGTGTTGTGTTGTTTTTCTTCATCATCTCAAACTTTTAAAGTACCGAATTGTTTTAATGCAGTTTTTGCATTCGCACTTTTTTATGCTTCCTATGAAACTTGGTCCTACTCTCTCCCATCCTTCTATTGCTAAATCGGAATCAGGTATAGCTCGTCCGCAGATAGTATATTCTCCGCCAAGTTCAATCTCATTTACTCCGTGGACGATAATAGTGTCTTCCTCCAATTCTGCCATATCAATTTGGTTGTGGATTAACTTCTGCAAACGCATATCAAAATAGTTTTAGTTGGTTTAACTCTGGTTCGATTCTTTTGCATGCTATTTCGGCATATTCAGGCGATAACTCCGAACCTATGAACTTCCTGTTCCCGAGTGAATGGATGACTGCAAGTGCGGTCGTTCCTGAGCCTAAAAAACAATCGTACACAACACCACCCTCGGGACACCCTGCGAGGATGCACGGCATTATCAGTTTCTCGGGGTACATCGCACAATGCTCAATGTTGCTCGGCTGCGTGTTCACAGACCATACGTCTCGTTTGTTGCGGACAATCCTATCGACACCATAACCTCCGCCGGGATTGTCACGTTGTCCTGTCTCCTGTGACCACTTTTGTGTCTGCGGTTTCCATTCTTTCCCCGACTTTGTCGCAAACTGCGGGTCGTCGTTATCGCCATATTTCTTTCCGCCGAATCTGATACCTGTAGAAATGCCGTATTTTTCAGGCTCGCGCGACTGTTTTGTATCATAGTCAAACTCTCGTTGCCTGACTATACCGAACGGTCTGTTCTCGAAAGTCTTCGCAGGTTCCTGTATCGCTTTGTAGTCGAAGTAATATTTCTCGTTCTTTGAAAAGAGGAAAATATATTCGTGAGATTTCACGCAACGGTCGATTACAGGTTCTGGCATCGCGTTCGCTTTTTCCCAGATAATGTCCTGACGGAGATAGAAACCGCACCTGTCACGGAGTGCAAAGGCTAAAAGCCACGGAATGCCGATAAGGTCTTTGTTCTTGCACCCGTTCCATTTCTCTTTCTTGAAGTCATCTGTGTTTACGTTCTTCCACTTCTCGTTTGTGTTTCCTGTTTTATTGCCATTGTAAGTGTCGCCGATGTTTACCCATACTGTCCCTGTCGGTTTCAACACGCGGTATACTTCGGCAAACACCTCAACGAGGTTGTCAATATACTCGGTCGGGGTCTGCTCTCTGCCAATTTCCTTATCGCTATCTGTATAAAGACGCAAATTAAAGTAAGGAGGCGACGTGACGACACAGTCGATGCTATCGTCATCCATCCTTTTGAGCGTTTCGATACACGGCTCGTTGTATACTTTATTCAGTTCAATCATTGTTTTCCTTTTTGATTATGTCAGCGATAACGTGCGCCTTGTACTCTTTGTAAATGATGTCATCGTCTGAGGGTTGTGGTCTTTTCGGTTTTATCCTTTCTTGCGGTGTGCCAAAAGTCCTGCGAGCCTGCCGTATGCTGTATTGCTCAGCAGCATTTAGTCTGTTGTCTATGTATTGGTTGAACCAGTCCATCACAGTTGCGCAACTGAGACGCTCGTACATCTTCCCGTATTTCCCCAAACGAGCGTCTGTGAAAATAACCTTTATGTCAGCAAAGGTTATCATACCTCCGTATTCGGAAATAATGTTTTCGGCAGTAAAGAATATTTCCTCGTTGGACATACCTTCCTTGAGATGCAAGAATCTGTCTGTCGCAAAAAGCAACATTGCGAGTGTTTTTTTCAAGTTTGCCCCATCATCGTTGCTCTCTCTCTTGATACGGAGTAGACATTTAACGGTGTCCGGGTTCTCCGCTTGCAGGGCGACGCAATCTGACGGTGTTCTGACGGTGGCAAACTTATCATTGAGCCGAGCCATTACCGTAACGGCGTTCGAGTTCGTCAAAGAAAGACTGCTCGTCGTCGCGGGCGTTTTGGTGTTGTTGTCTTCCATTTTTTATTCTTAGATAAATGTCGTTGAATTTGGAACTGAGTAAAGGCAGATTGAAATGTTCTTTTGTGAATGTGTCCGCCGTCAGGTATGCCTTTGTGACGAATGCCTGAAAATTGACTGACAATTGCTTGTTGTCGTTGCGGTCGCATTCCTGCATAAGGAAACGGATTTGTCCAAGTATCCTTACGACAGCGGAAGCATCTTTCCCTTGCCAATAAAAAGGCACTTTGAAATATCGCAGATAGAAATCCTCAAAGAACTTCCTGCAATCAGAGTGCAGTTGTGATTCCTCTTGGGAGTATTTCCTCTTTCTTTTGGGTGATTTAGTGCTAATTTCCATCAGTCCTCCTTTGTTTTCGGTTTTTCAATCCTAACTCGAACATAGTCTTTTGTGAGGTCTTGGCACCTGTCCTGAACTTCTATGTTTTTGAGTCCTTGTTCGACCGCTTCTTTCCAAGCAAGGAAATGTACGCAGTCGTCTCGAAGTTCACATTTGTCTGCTGAACAATGCAAATATTTATGATTGAATCTGTTAGCCATTTTCTTTTTTTTTAAACGATTACAAAAATACAAAACAATTCTTAAAACAATAATGATTGGGACAATTCTTTGTCTATTCTTGCTTTTGCGATGTCGAAATATTTTTTTTCTATCTCGCATCCGAGAAAACGTCTTTTTTCTTGGATTGCCGCGACCGCAGTCGTACCCGAGCCTAGAAAAGTGTCAAGTACGATGTCATTCTCATTGGTGCTTGCTCTTATTAATTCGCGCATCAAATTGACTGGCTTGGTTGTCGGATGCCCTTCGTTCTTGGCAATAGGATAGCGTAGCACTGTGTTTCTGCATCTGTAATTGTAGGTTGCACCCGATTTTTTTGCGAACACACAAGTCTCTATGCCGCTGAGCCATATATGTTCGCCATTGATAGGGAGCGGGTTTGTCTTTTCCCAAACAATCAACCGTGTCCCTGTTTTCTTGTCTCGAAAGAAACTGTTGATTTGGGAGATTTGTCCAAGTCCGCAAAAAATGTAAAAACTTCCCCTACACACACGCCACATTTCATCAAGTACAGCATTAAGGTCTATTTGTGCACCGTCAGCGTTTCCGTGGTCGAAACGTATTGTGTAACCGTGGCATTGTAAACCGTTACTTTTCCTGTTGACTTCATTGTAGGGTATGTCTGTACAAATGCAATCGACGCCGTTCTTTTCGATATTACGCATATATTCAAGACAATCACCAAGTTCTATTGTATTGTACTGCATAATTATTATTATTTTGGTTCCGGATGTTGCGAGCACACCCAATGGTAGAAACTCTCTGCAAGGCGTTCGACTTCTTCGATGGAGGTGTTATCTTCCCAATTCGTGGTGAACTCCATACGTTCATCGATAATTCGCGATACATCTGTGTGTATTTCAACACCAACGTGGTCATGCACCTCTTTTGGTATTCGGTCGTAATACTCCGGATGTAGAGTGTAGTCATAGATACTTAGAAGTAATTGATACCCTGCCCTATCCTCATTCCATCGGTTGTCACCTCTGTGGAATGACTTTCCTATAACGTAATCTTCATGGTGCCAATGCTGATTATACTTTTTGTAACCTCTGTCAAACAGTTGCTTTTCGAGTTTGTCGAATTGTGTCTTTTTCATCTCTCACCTCCTATTTTTTTTGGACAACGTCTTACATAGCGACATTCCATATCAAAACCAAATCTGTCCTTTTTATACTTGCACGCTAACATATATGATGGGGCGTTATCTTTGGTGTAATTAAATCCCAACGGTTGTACTCTTACAATACTGTCTTCGCAATTGCGGCAGATTGTGATTTTCATTTTTTGTCCCCCACATTTGAGTTGTTGCCGAATTCTATCTGGTCGTTATTCTCTGCGGAGCAGGATGGTTCGTTGCACTCAACAGCAATTCCTTTGTAAATTCTCCATTCGCCATCCTTGCCCTCCGTTATAATAGCCGAGCCGTACTCTTCAATGGTATCGTTCATGACTGAGAGGAATCCGTATACATTGTTGGATGATTGTTTTATCTCAATACTTTTCTTATTTACAAAGAAGTAAAGAATTTCGCACCCCATCCACACAATGTTGCAGATGCAGGCAATAATATTGCCGTTTACAAAAGCAAAGATTGTGGTTACAAGAAGCAAACTCGCAAGAACAAGCAAACCTGCGTTGAGAAATTTAAGTGTTTTCATTGTTTTTATTGATTATTATTTTCCTCTGCAAATTTTAGATAGAAGTTATTGACAGTGTTTTGAATGGCATCCATCAATCCTCTCATCGTATTCCCTTTTGTGAACTCGTCGTGCTCCCGCATCTTCATACTCGGAAAGTTCAATGTAAAATGAAAATGAGAGCCTTCGCCGTGAGCCCATCCACAAAGGAAACTGCTACGCACACCATCTCTTATTGATGCGTGTCCGTAGGTGATATAGCAAGGCTTCACTTCCTCGATTGCTTCGGGGTCAACATTGTAGGTTTCAGTCCAAGTGTCCCAATCAAGGACTGCTGTTTTCAGGTCGTTTTTAAAAAAGGGGACTGCATCTGATTTTAATCTGTAATACATTTTTTGTAATTTTAATGGTTGAACTTTAATAAAGCCCCGCCGCCTATGCAGAAAGTAGGACTAATGGTGGGTGGCGACGGGGCTGATGTTTGTTATCTCGTTTCGATTTTCAGCGGTTCATTTGAGCAGAAAAGATAGAAAGTCTGCGTGTTATCATACAACGGCAGGTTCGATTCTTGTATCGTGGAAGACTCGTCGATGAACACGGGCATCTGCACGCCGAGTTTTTTGCAGAAGAAACGCTGTATATCACAGGTCGTGAGAATACGGCTTGCCTGATTCGCGGTTGCGAAGTTCACGCCCTCGGAGTTTTTCAGCACGATGTCCGGAACGAGTTGACCGTCTTTCTGTTGCGACCAGCAATCAATACTACTGCAATCGAGACTGTCGTTGACCTTGTGGGAGAGGATTTCCATCTGCTCCTGCTTGAAGTCCTTGACTAGTTGTCTGCGACGTTCGTACATTGCGAGTTCCGCGCCTTTTTCACGCTGCTCGGAGCGTAGTTCGTCGATGTCTGTTTCGAGCGATGAGAGGCGGGCTTGCAGACCATTCTTCATATAAAGACCTTTGAGTTTCTCCTTGATGTCGGCTGCTTGCTGCTTGAGTTCTCCGTTTTCCGGCATCTTGACTTCGGGAATGACAACTGCGTCGATGTCCGCTTGGAGAGCCTTGCCTTGCTCGGTGAGTTCGAAGGGGGCGATGTCGCTTGTGCGGAGGTCGTTGAGTTTCTGCTTGAGCGGTTTGACGTCCTCGATGACGATATACTTTATCTCCTCGTTACGTTTATTGATAGTATTGATAATATTTTCGATGTATCCTGCAATTTCTTTTCCTTCTGCGATTACAGTGTCAAATTTTAGTTTACGGCTTTCCTCAAACTGAATAATTGCTTCTGCTTTTTGGGAATCTGGAAGAGGTTGTCCGCAAATCGGACATACGTCGTCACCGTCATAATCCATTGTCCTGATTTCTTCTGCTTTTTTACGTAGTTCACCGACTTTTTGCTCATAGTGCTCTTTGACCTTATTGTCAATATCGTTCATCTTATGCAACTCGGCGATGCGTGACTTCTTATCGTCATTCTCTTTTTCGATGCGGGAAATCTCGGCACAGAGGTTGTTGTCTTGGTCGATGAGACCCTGCATATAGGTCTTCTTCGCCTTGTCGTAGACTTCCTGCTTCATCCGCTTGTCGCTTTCCGCTTTTGCCTTTGCCTCGAGTAGCGGCTTCATGCGTGCGGAATAGTCGAAAATCTTTTCTTCAATGGACTTCTGTTCACCTTCGAGAGTGTCGATTTCATTCTGTACGGCGGTGAAGTCCGTCTGCTTGATTTCGCTGATTTCGGCTTCTTTTTGAGAAATGACGGTGGGTATCTCGTTGAGACGTGCGTCGATGCTCTTGGATAAGTTTTTGCTCTGCTCCTCTATTTGCTCCGGCGAAAACTTTTGCAGGAGTTCGTCGATGTCGGAATAGTTTCCTTTCATCTCGGAACGCTCGACAGAGCCGACTGTCTTTTCGATGATGGTGCGGCCTTTTTTCTTATCGTCTCTAACAAGGGCGATGAAATATTCACCGGACAAGACATATTTCAGCATATCGTCTTGGCAGATGTTTGCCGAGAGCCAGTCCTTGTATTCTGTTGCGTTGTATTCGAGGCTGTCTATGAAGTATTTATATGTATCTGATGCGCTCTTGACCATTTCCGAAGTCCCGCGCTTTCGAGTGAAGGCAGCGGTGGCAGCACGTTTCAAGATATACTCCGTGCCGTCTATATCCACAACAGCCTCAACGCTTGCTGTCGGCGTGTCTGGTGTAATAGGCTGACGATTGTCAAAAAGATTGTCATTCGCGGAAACCTCTGCTTTTGTCTGTCCACAGATGAGCCAATTCCAAGCGGCGATGATTGTTGACTTTCCGCTCCCGTTTCTGCCCGAACATCGGTTAATATCTCCGAATACGTGGTGTGCATTCTGACCCTTGAAATTGGAGAGGGTCATCTCCTTAATCTTTATGTTTTTCATTTCGATAGATTTAATATTGTTTGTGTTTAAAAATCAGTGGTGGTAAGATTGGGTACTTACATCTGCTTCTGCGTACATTCTTTTGTCTATAAGAGTGCCTTGTTTCAACTCTTGGGTAATTCGGGCAGTTGGTTATCATCCCGCAAGCAGTAACCCTGTCTACTGTTAGTTTCACCCAGGTGCATTGCATCACCTTATTTACCAACGGGCTAAGCGTCTAATTCCGCCACACCACTGAATATACCTTCATTTTGAGTTTTTTTCTATCCCTAGCCAATCAAGATATTGCTCACATCTTTCACCAACTTTCCTTTCACTGTAATATCTTGATTGAGAGTATTTAGTAGCAATCTCGTCAATTTTAAGATGTAAGTCCTTCGCAATTTCAATCAACGTTTCAACATTTTTCAATGTAATCGTTCCGTTTGCCCCATCTATTATTGGTCCAATGTCGCCAACAAGTGCAAATACTAAATTGCTAATCTCTTTTGATGTGAGTTTTGCCATACTACACCCTCCTCCAATCTATGATTTCGTACTCGCAGTCGTTGCCGAGATACTCGGCGACCGCGTCCTTGATGTCCTCGTCCCTGACGTAACACTCTTTCTCGAAGTCGTCACAGGTGAGAAGTGCATCGACCGTAATTGTCGTTGTGAGGGTCGTATCATCGTCCTCAAAGGAGATGCGTGACGTTTCGTTCTTGAACTCGTCGATGACGTGCTGTCCGAGGTCGAAGATTAAAACTTCTACCTCGATGGGGACGAACTCGTCCTCGCATTCATCGTAAGGATTGGAAAGTTTCCAATCATCATAATTTTCGTAACCCATAGTCCTTTTTGTTTTAATTGTTTTCGATTGCAAAGATACGAACTAAATTTGATATACGCAAATTTATTTTCGCACTTTTCAATTAACTACCACGTTTCCAATATTGTGGTATAGTAATTTTTTACATTTTCTCTATACGATTTTGGTGCTTTCCAATTCCAGATGTCCACCGCTTTGTCGATATTCAGAGTCGGATTGTGGTGTTCCATAACCGCCTTGAACATTCCGTATGAGCATCCGGCATCGTATCGGTCGATGTAGGAGTAGAGTTCCTCTCCAAGAACTCTGTTTGCCTCGCGCACCATTATTTCGGAGATTTGCAGGCACCCGACGTACTTTCCGCAGGGAGAAACGGCATCTTCTATCATTCGCGACTCTTGCATTGCGAAAGCGTCGGCCATTGCGAAAATGGAGTCGATGCGGTCTTTTGCCCTTGTTTCTTGCGGAAACGTATCTGTAATCGTTTCTTTCCGGTTCTCTGTGGGATTGCCGCATCCGACCGTCAAAAGTGCAGCAAACGCGGCGAAAATCATTTTATTCATAATTCAATCCTCTTCTTTTGATTTCTGATTTATATCCATTAAAGGTTACTATAATTATTGTATCTTTCGTACTCTTGTATATACGCTTTTGCGCTTCGTTATACAAGGGCTCCATGTTTTTAATTGACTCTATGAGCACATCATCAGGTATTTTGGAAAATTTTTCATCCAACGTTTTCTTAATGTCCATGATTATTCTCCTTTCATTCTTTGTTTGAGTGAATTGAGCCAATCAATAGCATTTGTAATTTTTGCATCAAGTTCATAGCTTTCAGTGAGTGTTTTTTTAATGATAAATAACTGCCCTTTAATGAATTTAATCATTTTTTCGTCTTCGCTCTCTTTGAGTTCGGGATACTGATATTCAATAAAATCCACCAACTCCTTGTTGTCTTTGTTTGCAGCCTTGATTTTCTTGATGTTCTCAAGAGCCTGCTCGTATTTTTGTTTGTAGTCCATTTTTTATTCTCCTTTCTTTATGTAATTATTTTTAAGAAGCCACACAATCATTTCAAATGCAGCATCTGTTGAATTATCATACCCTCTTGTTATATGCACTGTATATAGACAATACCATTGATTATCAACCCAACCTTTACGTATAATTGGATAGAAACCACAACATTTATCATCTTCTTGAATTTTTGGCATTAACTCTAGTAACGTACCAAGAGACCAACAAGGAATGTCTCCTTTATCATATTCAGGAAGTCTACTACAAAGATGTTCCTCTACAATGATAAAAGTTGGATGCATTATATTACCAGCAGGTGTTGGGTCACAAAAATAATACATATCAGCAGTTTTAGGACTAAGACCTAATTCTGCCAATTTCTTACTCTGTTCTGTTGTTGTGTAATGTTGCATTTTATTCTCCTTTCTTTACTACTTTAATCTTAGAAATAGAAATAGGTTCATATACTCTTACTTGCCAACAGTTTTCTTTATAGTTATTATGTCTTGATAAGAATGGGTCATATTCTACTTGTAAAACAACATTACCATAACATTTAGCCTCTTCAATATCAGTAGCAAGATAAGTACATCTATCTACTTCTTTGACAACATTACCATCATTATCAATTACAAATCTTCTACCGTAGAGAATACCTTCTTTCTGAATAGCCTCCCAATTTTCTTCTGATGTACCGTGATAGAATATCATTTATTATTCTCCTTTCTGTGCTTTAAGTATAAATTTTGCACCTTCCATGAAGGCATTTCCGATTTCAGAAAACGGTACGTGAGGTGTTCCATATTCATCTTGCCTGCCTTTTTCAAGATACACTTTGTCTTCCCATTTTCTTGCAGCTTCATCTATGTCTACCTCTTTCACTTCAAGGGTGTTAATAAAAGGGAGAAGGCTACAATACACTCCATTTTGTATCGCAGCATCTCTACGTAATTCTACGTTGTTTGAGAGACTTAATAAACAAAGTTTTCTTTGTTGTCTCTCTATCTCTGCCACTAAAGCGGCTTTGTCTATAAGTTCCATAATCTTTACTTAATGTTATACATTCCTTCAGGCGCCTCCAGAGCAAGGCCTTTCTCTATGAGTCTTCTGTAATCGAAGTGATGAGAGTTGAGCCAATCAATCACTGTGTAATCTGTTTCAAAATTTGTTCCATAACGGCTAATATGGAATACTTCTATGCCAAAGTGTTCGTAACTTGAAGTAGGTTCACTATTGTACATGGTGCAAATGTCTTTTAATTCCTTCTTTTCTTCATCAGTCATACTTGACATCGGTCGGAGATATGGTTTAATTTGACTTAAATTAAAAGCATTATCATCAATATAATATTGTGTAGTTGTTCTGCTTAAGGTAATATCTTTTAATGTAAAAATATCTCCTAGGTATGTTTGATATTTTACTCCATGCGGTAATCTCGCACAGAGGTCTTTAAGCAGTAATTTTTTTTCTCCTTGTGACATAATTTTATATTTTAAATTGTTATTTCTGTCCAATAAACAATATCGTCAATTGTATACTGTTCTTTATCTGGTACTAAATGTGTTTCAATATGCCCATCAGCAGATTCATCCTTTATACCAGTCCAAGTGCATACTTGAGAATCTTTCATTATACAGACAAAATTATGAAGTTCCCAATCGCTAATAGCAAAGTATATATCATTTTCTTCTTGCTTATTCCAATGCGGGTATTGTTTATCTTTCCACTCTGCCATTTCACGCAAAATAGTATCTATATCTACACAATCCATCCAAACGCCATACCCAGCAAGAACACGAAGTTTTTCTACTCGTATTTGTCTTATTTTCTCTTCGTTCGTCATATTGTCAGATTTTAATCGGTTCGTCGTCAAAGGTTATCTTCTGCCCCGTCAAGGCGATGATTGTGCCGAAAGGCTGTGTTTTGCCAATGCTACAATGACGGTGACCTTCAACCATCCTTTTATCATCATATTGTACCCAAACTACTCCGATTCTAAGAGGTTTTTGTCTTCCGTCAAATCGGACTTCTTTTCCGTCCTTGTTTACTGCAAGGTATGCCATAGTTTAATATTTTATGTTGATTAATCCTCGTCCAATATCAAGGTCTTTTCACAAAAGCAGCTTAGGTTCATACCCTTCGGTTTGTATATCACCTTGGGGTAAACCATCAAGTATGCCGCAAACGAGTTCTTTACAAAGTAATCCTCTTCCCCTGCGTGTTTCCCTGTAATCCACTTGAAATGCGCAATATTTCTATATATATGAGTGATTTCTATTTCCTCATATTCTGATTTTGATAATGTGCCGAACTCTCTACAGTCATCCTTGTAAAGTCTTGCCCCGACAAAAAGTTTTTCAAAGTCAACATTGGGCATCTTGTGTACGCTTGAACGTTCTTCGTATTGGTATCCGTTGCTACTTAATACTTTCGCATACGGTGCTTGCTTCAATAAGGAACTCGCAAACTCATCTTTTGTCTGTCCATACCTCTCATAGAGGTGTACTATAAAATCATTCTTCATTATCAGAAAAGTTTTAGTTGTTGTAACTCTGTTTCTATTCTCCTTTTTGCAATGTTGATTTTATTTATACGAATTTAAAAGAATAGCCGTGTATTGATTTTCTTTCGCCCCTTGCGACGCGTGCAACGGTGTTGTGTGTTAGGTTCAATTCTTTTTCTGCCTCTTTACATGAATTATATAACTTATTGTTTTGAAAACAAAAAACACTCTTGTTTTTATAAGATGTGTTATCTCTATTTGAGTATTGTGTTTCTCTATCAGCCCATTGTAAATTTGATAGACTATTATCAAATCTTCTGCTTCTGTCTATGTGGTCAGGAGAATATCCATCGAGGTTGCCTTCTGGTAAAAAAGTTTGCAATACTATTTCATGAAGTTTGAACCTATGGTTTCCTAATACATAGGTTATAGTACCAACAGAATCTCTTTTGTTTTCTTTGATTTTGCCTTTAACCATAAATCTTCCCAAAGATGAAACATAGTAAACACCATTTTGAAATATGTATTCTTTTACCTTTTCCCACCTACTGTTTCTTGAATAAAGTTTTGTAACCATTCTCCATTCTTCCACACTTTTGTCGGGAATATCCTTCATTTTTTCGAGACAATCAGCGTTATATATTTGATTTATTTCTAACATTTTCTTTTTTTACTTGTTTACTTTTACTGTGTACATCATCGCGGAGCCGTTGAGTTTGTAGTATATGTCCTTGATAATGTCTTGGTTTTTGGGGTAGAATATAGCATTGTCGTTGTGGTCAATAACTTCCTTCGCATAGTCGCTTTCGACAATTATTTCAAGTCTGGAATACAAACCAAAGTTGTTTAGCATTTCTGCGATTGCAGTCAATTCCATTCTGTTGGAAGTTGTCCGAAGTCCGACATAAGTAGCCCTTTCTATCTTCTCCGTCCCATTTGTGAATTTGATTTGGTATCCCCAACGTCCAGTGTTCGTTTTTGCGTCATATCGCCCATATATAGACGCCGATGCTGTAAGAACTTTCTGTGTTCCCAAAGAAGGCTTTAGACCCGCCCTGCGTTTTTTCGATACAACAATGCCATTCTGCGCGTTGACCATTGCTTCGACCGATTTCAAAGGTTGGTGTTTCTTTGTTGTAAAACCTCGTTTGGCATACATATCATACACTGCCTTTGGGTCAAGGTCGAAACCGTGGCTCTTGATATATTCCTCAACCATTTCAAGAGTGGGCGAATTTCCTATCTCGATTTCCTTGTAAGTCATATCTTCACTTTTTACTATCTAATAGATTCCAGTGGCAACACAGACCCCAAGGAATAAGTATTACTATATACTTTATAAGAGTAATTATTAAGTAAGAAGGTGTGTTGAATATAATCAAGTTCAAACTTACTTGTAATACGCTTATACATAGAATGAGTATGTTTGACTATGAAATTTTCGCGGATTGCGTATTTCAAAATCTCGCAAACTTGCCTAATGCTTATTCCGAGGTACTTTGCTATTGCCTTGTATGACCAACCGTAATCGACAAAACCTCGCCTGTGCCAGTCGAATTTGCAATGTTCCCTTAGCCACTTTTTCGCGCGTTTGATGGTTTCAAGCCTTGCGGGTTTTCCTTCGGAAGTGAAACCGTCACGGGCGATGCTGAGCACATTGCGGAGATACTCCTTTTGGCGTATCTTCATCGTGAGCCTGACAGCAAGTATGATTTTTTCGATGTCCTTTATGGTCGAGTTATTTGGTATTGTTATTGTCGTGTTGTGGATAGGGTTGTGCGCCCTTGCTTTGAGAAACACAATCTGTTTTCTTTCGCTGTAACCAATCAGACCCATATTTTCAAGGAATGATATGCGTTTCTTTATCGTTTCCGCGTGGATGTGTGTTATTTCGTGAAGTCGGTTCACGGTGTAGTCTTTCGCGTCCCTGCTGTTCGTATTTTGGTACATACGGACAAAGAGCAGAAGTGCGAGAGATTTCGCTTGGTTGAACGAAAGATTGATGAGGGTTTTGTTTCTCACTTGAATAGAAAAAGAGCGGACGCTACTTCCCAAATTGTCGGTAGCGTCCGTATAAGGTCTGTGTGGCGTTGTGTGTGTGGAACAAAAGCCCTCGCTCTTTGAGGGAGTGCCACACAGATTAGTGTGCATATTATGATATGTCAATTTCTTTTGTTCCACGCTGCAAAGATACGCATATTCCCCGAATTGGCAAAATATTTTTTCAAACTTTTTCGCAACTCTCTGATATTGAGTGGGAGAAAAACTTAAAAAAGCATCAATTGTCCGTTTTCGTCCGTCTTTATTTCTGTCGGGAGAGGGTCGATTTGCTGTTTTTCTTTGATTAATTCCTTCCCTTTCTTGGTGATTTGGCACTCAAACTTATCTACATCAATGATTTCAACGCCATCTTCTGTTACGATTGCCTCGTCTTCTGCTTTGGGGAGTTTGAAGTATTTCACCCACCCGTGTTCAGCAACCCACAGCCACCATTTATTTCGCTTCTCCTGCACTTTCTCAACGTCGGACAAGGTGTACTGCCAATACGTAGTGAAAACCGCGCCAGTGGTCAAATTTCGCACCTTGTCGAGTTTGTAGAAGGTGAAGTTCTCGTAATCCAACCTTAAAGCGTCCCCGCAAGTGACCGCACCATCAACAGAGTTGATGCAGAAGTTCAGCAGCGTCATCTTTGCGCAGGTCATAGAAAGGTCGTTGGCGTATAGTTTCGGCTCATACCCTTTGGAACGGATGTGTTTCAGAGCCATCAGCAGCGTGCGCCCCGTACCGCAGGCTGGGTCGTTGATTGTTATGCCGTCGTGGAGTTTGTCGCCCATTATGATTTCCGACATCAGCAGTGAAACACTCTCGGGCGTGAAGAACTGCCCGTGGTCTCCGTGTGAGATACGGCTCATAAAGATGTCGCCTATCGGGTCATGGTAGTCTTCCGCCTCGTCGCCGAAAGCGGTGATAGCCTCCTTGTATGCGTTCTTGAAGTTTTCATCTTCCTCAACGTGCTTCCTTAACTGCATCTGCCGCTCGTCCATATTGTTGCAGAAGTAAGATAGTGCGAGGTCGAGGAAGTTTGCAAAGCAGTCGGCGAACTGGTTTCGTCCTCCGATTGACATTTTTTCAATTGCTTTATCCAAATTGGAGTATGTTCGCTTTTTTGTTGCCATTATGCTTCTCCTTTCAACATTTTGAGTTCTTTTTCCAAGTGTTCAATTGTCCTTTGCTTCGCGTCTTCCGTATAGACTGACAGCGTTTTGACGGAAAATGTCTTGTCAAGTATCAGAGATGACCTTGCGTTGGTTAGTCCGTTCAATACGTTCATCGTTGTTGCGTTGATTGATATGCAGTATAGTGCGAGAATTTCGTTGACCGCGCCAATGGCAGAATCCAAGTCGGTGAAAGGAATCTCTGTCCATTGTCCAACACGTATGTCCCTAACAATCTTTCCTTCTGTTGTATCTTCTTTTACATCGTAAAACACGCTGCATATCGGTTGTCCGTATGCGTCAGTTAATTCATATTTTCTCTTGCGGACGTCCCACATTAGTCCGAGTGACTTGAGGTAGTCGTGTAGCGCCATCTCAATCTTGCAATGCTTGCGGTACATAGGATTGTATATTTCCGCGTCAAAAGGTAGCGTCGAATTGTAGGCGTTCATAGCCTCAATAAGGGTGTCTACTGTGTCATAGTAATCCCCGTTAAAAGAGAATTTATTCCCGTCGGTAGAGATGAAGAAATATCCGAGATAAAGAGCGTTTGCTCGGTTGCTTTTGCCTTCCTTATCATAAAGGATATAACCTCCGTCGTGTTCGATAATTTGGTATCTTTTATCGAATGTCTTGAGTAATTTCTTTGTTGCCATATCTTATGATTTTTCTGATTCATCGACTTCGTCGTAATATTTTTTCATATTTACCCACGCCTCATCTGTTATAATCTCATTATTGTAGTCGAGAGACTCGTTATAACTGGCAAACAAGTCCCCGAATGTTATTTCTTTCCCGTCAAGGAATATATGTATGTCTATCCCTTTTACAAACTTCCCATACTGCCAATAGACGGTTGTTGCGTCAGGGGAAACTGTCTCAATGTTGAAAACACCTCCCTTTTCAGACATTTTGTCGCAATAATTTTTTGCTAACACGGATTCTACTTTAGGGTGTCTTGTCATTACGGCGAAACCGAAATCTGTTCTAACAAAAACATTTAATGTTGTATTCATGACTTTATTTTTTTATTGTTTATAATCTGTTCTTTAAGGCGAAGTCGATGACGAAGTCCTCTGTCAAGTCGAGGAAGTCGGCAATCTCCACGTATGTATGTTCGCCTTTCATCAGCATATTGGTGAGGATTGCCTCCTGCTCCGGCGTGAGTTCAATCTTCTCGAACTCAATCGAGCCGTCGAGGTGCGCCAACTCGCCGTTGTAACCCAAGAACTGATAGTGCAGGAACGGGTCGTTGGTGAGTTTCACCGACATGACGTCTGGCAGCGAGTGGCTCTCCCTCGTCTTGACCTGCTTGATGTACTTGTACGGCTTTCCGCACCGCGACTGTCCGATTGCGAAAGCACTGTCGATAAAGTTGGCAATCATCTTCGAGCCGCCGAGGCTGTCGAGCGTCAGCGGCGACCACGGTTTTAGTTTCGGGCAGTGTGCGATGAGAAGGATTGTCAGTCCGAATTTCTCCTTGAGTTTCTTGAACTCAAATACCAACTTCTTCATCTTGTTGGCGTTCATGATAGAGCCAAAACCGTTTGTGATGTTGTCTATGATGATGAGTTTCGGTGCGTTTGCCTCCGCCTGCATAGCGGTGATAAGTTTCTTGACCTCGGGCAGGATGTCCTCGTCATCCATCTCCGAGGTGTCAATCATCGCCCTGCGGTAGGTGTTCGGTATGTACTCCTCAGCCGTGGCGTACCTGCTCGCGAACTGCCGCGTGGACATTTCCAAGTCGATGTACAGTGAGGGGATGTGCGGACATTCAATGTCGCCCCAATCGTGACCGCCGCCACCCGCGAAGAACGCGATGTCGTTTGCGAGGATTGACTTTCCCGTGCCGCTGCCGCCGAAGAGGATGGAAAGTTCCCCCTCGTAGAGGAACTTCCCGAACACTTCTCTTGCCTTCTTTTTGTTTTCTTCATTGCCGAACAGGTCGGCTTTACTCTGTATCTGTATCATAACTTTTTCTCTTTTTCGTATTGTTCGATGTATTCTTTTGAACGCTCATACAATTCTTCAGCGTAGCAACGCTCGGACTCCGACATTTCGGACAATCCGTCATTATAGAGTGCTTCAATGCACTCATCCATTGCCGCAGTCGTATTCTCGAAGCGGACGTGACCCATGTTAATCATGTTGTTTTATTTTAAGTTGTTTATTTGAATAAACCTTTGCCCTTGCCGAAGTTGTAACTGCCGCCGTCGGCAAGCACGGCGAGCAAGATTGCCAATACTATCATTTGCCCTTTTTATATGATTTTGTAACTCAATTTATTGTTCACACAATAGCCGACTGCGTCGGCGAGTGTCTCGTGGTTTGTGAAGTATAACGCACTTCCTATCTTCTCCTGGACTGTCCAATGACTGCCCAAAATACCTTTCATTATTGTTGCCATAATTTAGATGAATCTTAAGTAGTTGTACATTGACCTTCTTGCGCTTCTCCGCGTATTTTCATAGGCGGAGCCGTTCACGCAACTGTCCACTACGCGTTGGAGTGTCGCATCCACGACAGGATAAACGTCTTTGAAATTATCTTCGACACAATCGAGGTCGATTGCCCCGCTGTCGAGAATTTTGTTTATATTCTTCTCAAAGTCTGCAACAACCCAATTTTGCAGGACAACGTTGCATTTTTCTATAAAATCTTGTCATTCCATAACTTAATTGATTTCGATGTTAAAGCCCTTTACTTGGCATCCGTCAAAATCGTATGCACTTGTCACCATTTCTTCGAGGTGAGGTTCGAGCAGCCAATATGCGAAACCTTTAACATCCTCTTGCGTTTTGTTTTCAAGTGCTTCCACCGTCAGTTCTACGGTCATCGTTACTTTGTGTTCCATATTTCAGTCCTCCATTTTTATGTAGTAGAAATCTATTATCTGCCCGTCAGCAGCCTCCAACGTAAGGTCGGGGTCGGGAAAGTCTGCGTTTGGTCCGAAGTTAAGTCTGGGGTTTTGATTATCCTCTGTTTCGCGGTATACATAGATGTGAGGATAGGGGATATCGACGTTTTCTATCGTGTTGTGTACAAAACTGCTGCTGCTTGTTGCGCCCCACACTCCCCAATATTCGTTTCCAACTGCGTTATAATCAATTGACTTGATGATTTTCAATTCTTTCTGTGTCATAACTATATCATTTGTTTTATGTTGAATGCCAATTGGTCGGCATCTAATGCGTAATATTTTATAAGGTCGTGTTCTTCTTTTGTGAAGTTTTCGTCTTCCGAAATCTGCCACAACTGATGGCTGATGTCGTTTGCTGCGTCGCTCAATTTGGCTAGTTTGTCTTTGATTTCTTGTGTCATATCATTTTGTTTTAAAGATTAGTCAATTTTGTTTCTTATAGGTTCTGGCATCCAGAAGATGTCCACGTTCCACTCTCCGTCCTTGTCAGCGCACAGAGAATCCTCTCCCTCAGTCCAGTCGTCCGCGTCATCCTCGGTGCGTTTCCACCCGTCTTTCCATTTCTTGATGAGTTGGGCGACCCTCTGCTTCGCGAGTTCCTCGGTGGCATATATCTCGATGAGGATTTCCGGCTCGCAGCCGAGTTCCACATCGTAGTATGCCGTCACTCGGTATGCCATCTGCGGCTTTGCTTTTGCCCTTGCGTGCGCCCAGGCGTCGTTGATGCACTCGGATAACTCATCCTCATTATAGTTTTCAGCAAAGCAATCTGTTGGCATTCCGATAACGTCTATGTCAACTTGCCAAAAATCTTCACTATCTTCTGTTTTGTATACGGATATTTGACATCCGTAAGCCTTTAAATCTTCGTTTGCGAGTTTCAGCAACTCCTCCCAATTATTTACTTTGTTTGCCATAATGTTGATTATTTATGATTAATCATGTTGATATACTCTTCTATTGTGGTTGCTTTGTCAAATGCTTTTTTGTTGAGGTCAAATTTAATGGGTTCTTTCTCTTTGTCACGCCATACTTTTATTGCCATTTTCTGCTTTATGTCGATAATGTCGCAGTCGGTGCGTGGCTTGCCAGTCCCCCAGTCCGTAAGTTCTCTGAATACCATATATTCGATGCCGTCCTCGCCAAAGGCTGGAAGCATACTATCTTTATACAAAATAGTTTTCTGCTTTTTAGTGTAGTAGTCTGTTAGCGTTCTTTTCATAATGTTTGTTGTATTTATAGATTAATTTCGCGTTTGTCTCAATCTCAAACCCGTCCCAATCGTCGAAGATTAGGAGCAGGTGTTTCATTGTGGCTACCAGCATTTCCTTGCTGTATGCCATCGTTGTGTTAGACCGCCCGCCGTCCTCGTTGAAGAAGCGGGCGGTGAATTTTGTTTCAGTCATCGAATATCTTTTTGAATCGTTTTCGGAGTTCAACCAAGGCGTTGTTCAGAGCATCCACATTGCTTATCGCATAGTCGCCGACAACCTCTGTGAAGCCGTGCTTTATCTTCCATTGGTAGAACTCTTTGTTGATTGTCCTTCGATATGCGGTACATCTGCCGAGACGTTCGACCTCGATAGGTGTACCATTGTCCCATGTGTTTGTTTTCATCTGTCAGCAGTTTTCAAGGTACTCCACTGCATCCTCTATTGAACAGACGGCATTGTCGAGGCTGTCTATTGCCTCCTGCATCTGCTCGCCGCGTTCGCTGTCCTGCAAGCCCTCCGGCATATTGTCGTACTTCTCTCCCTGGTCGTCTCTTATCGACTCGAGGTTGTCCTTGATTTCATTTAGCGAAGCAATGTGCTTTGCAATTTCTTTTCTTACCTTTGCATTCATATTGTTACGTTTTTTTGTTTGTTGTTGATTGTCAGTGTGAACTCAATACGCCCGTCGTCGTCGTAGCGGACGGACAAGTCTTGGATGGCTTCTTTGTAGCCGCTCCAGTGTTTGAAAAGTCTTTCGCGGATGTTTTTCGCCACTCTCCAGCCAACATTCAACTCGTGCTGGATGTTTGTCTCTATTTCTTTCAGTTTCATTGCTCTACCTCCTCTCCGTCTGCTATTTCCTTTACACCGACCACTTCGCTTCCGTGGTCAATGAAGTAACATACCCACATCCCGATTTTCTTTTCCGACATTATCTGGATTATAGAGCCCTCTACCCCAAATTTGTCGCGGTAGGTAATCTGCATCTTGCGTTTATTAGTCTTCATCGACCACCTCCTCTCCGTCGACGTTTATGATGCTGTTCGACTTGCACGAACGCCACGCACCTTTCTCCAAGTCAAAGAACCGCACAACGCCACTATCTTTTTGCTTCTCGTTGCTTTCTTCGACACTTGTCATATCTTTCGGCCACAAGTCCTGTGGCACAAGGTCGAGATTCGTTGTTCCGACTGCTGCACGTCGGCTGCTGTCCGTTTTCTTGAAGACAAAATTGACTTCTCCGTTAAGGAGTTTCTCGCGGAGTACGTCCGCGACGTTTTTTCTTGTAAGTTTCATTGTTTTTTTATTTATTGAAAATTTTCGATGATTTCATCAGACGTCAGCATTTCTCTGAGTTTCTCGACATACAAGTTGTGCAACTTGTCCTCGTCAATCAACTCGATGAAGTCGTAGATGTAGGACGGGGCTTCAACGGCGTGCTCGAAAAAAACCTTCTGTAGTTTATCCAAGTCCGCATCTTCAAGCAGTTCCTCTGCGGTCGCTTCTTTTTCATCGACATCTTCACCGTCGGGCATCCGTTTGGCAATATTGAGCATCCACTTACGCCAATCCTCGATGTCGTCCCATAGGTCTTTGTAGTTGTCGAATGGTACGCCATTGCCTGGTCTTCCATTAGGGAACCATAGGTTTGTCTCCTCGTTGACGTCATAGTTTTCGAGGTACTCTATCAGTTCCTCTCGTGTGAGGTTGTCAATATAGATAAGTTGGTCTCCGCCTCCGTCTGTGTAACTTTCCAACTCCCAACCGCCATCGTCCATCTTATCGCAATAGATGTCGTGGTTTTCAAGGAAATCCTTGTTTGATTGTTCTATTTTGCTTAATTTTCCCATTGTATCATGCTTTTAGTTGTAGTTGTTATGCGTAAGTGACCTCTCCGAATATCACAATCTGCAACAAGCAGTCGGCATCATAGAAGTCATAGTTCTCTGTCATCATATTGGCATATTGCTCTGGACAGTCGAAGATGAACTTCCCGAAGCCCTTGATTATGTCTTCGAGTTTTACCTTGTGTTCTTCTTCCTCTTCGGGGTCATTCACGATAATATATCCGCCATTCAGAAGAGCGTCAGCCCATCGCTCTTCTCTGCATAAAAGCCGTTTCGCAGAAGCCTTGGAGAGAGGGATGAAACATTGCTTGACCTCAAACCAAGGTGACGTGTCAAATGCGTCGCTCAGCCAGTTAACAAGCCACTCGCGGTCGGTCACTATTTTCTTTATTCTGTCTTCCATTGTTCTTGTTTTTTTTATATTATTAAACCATAAAAGCCTTCCCGTTATAGAGAAGGAACATTTCTTTGTAAGTTCCCCTTGTCACGCATCTAAGCGGCTCGCCATCGTTGTCAATGACTGCCACGCATAACTTTTTTTCTTCGAGGACTTTTTTTGCTTCTTCGATGGTGGCAGCATTGTCATCGTGTGACGCCACTCCGTTTTCTGTGAAATACTTTGTCATAATTATTTTTAAGGGTTAATAATACCATCGATGACCATTATACATCAGCCATTTCTTTGCTTTGCCTTTATTGAGGCATACGTCTGTGGGAATGTCGCAATAATGTGTCGCCCCATACCCGAATTTGATTTCCGATTGCGTCGGCGGTCTGTGATAGGTTACTGTTCCCATATCATCCAAATATTTCTTCGATGTCATAGTTGTCAGGGTCATCATCATTGTCTTTGCACCAGTCGTCGATGCAGTCTTGGATGTTGTCGAAAAGCCGTCTGTCAGCCATTTTAAGCGGACATCTGTCGGCTCCGATGATTTCCAACGCACGGCTATAATGCTTGTCAAAATCGACAACACTGTCGATTACAAAGTGCACCATCTCTTTCGGTGCGTTCTCTGTGTTGAAGTCGTCTGCTGTGTACATTGTTATTCCTCCTGTATTCATTTTGTTGTTGATTAATTATTCGCGAAAAGTACCACTTTCATTGTATTGTCTTTGGCACATTCCTCTCTTGTCAGGTAGAACTTGACGCCAGGGTTGCTTTCAGAAACTCTGCATCTCACCTCTCTCCTAAGCACGTCATAATAAACGCCAAGTCTGCATTCAACGGGCTTGAAGCCGTCCCATTTGTAGGCGATGGCATAATGCTCGCCATCAATGAAGTTTGGTATTTCTATACCCGTTTTTTCGACAACTATATCGATATTCAGGAAACAACAATCGCCGACACTGAGAATATAAGGTTCTCCACCTACGATTTCTTCGGGGTGTGCATAGAGTTGTATAGGATACACTCCTTTGTTGTAACGCTTGCCTTCGGCGGTGACGATTCCAAGTTTCGATAACATCATTCTACCGTTGAACGAAGGCCAATAAAATTCGAATTCCGCGAACTTGCACGCCACTGCTTTGTCTCCTTCCTTGACGAAGAAGATGTCGCTGCTTTCAATATTCAGAAAGCGTTCTGTCTTGTCAAATTTATTGTCAATCATAATTGTTTAATTGATTTATAATTGTTTAATTGATTTTATCGGAACAGACTTTGTAGCCTGCTAGGAGTTGCTCATATATTTGAGCGTAACGCTCTGCCTCAGAACCCTCGCACACCAACATACCTTCTCCGAATTCTTTGATTGCCTCGTGACGGGGCATTTTTTTTGTTTTATTGTAACATACGATTGTCACAATATCTACTGTTTTTTCCATTGTTTTTTCCTTGTTTTTGACAAAGGGGCATCGTCGGCTGCCCCGTTCAAACCTTAAAACTTACAACAATTCGTCACTCCGACGCGTGACGTTTCTCTTTATTCTTCGACAAGAACACCGTTGAAAACCTTGCCGTTCTCGTAGTATTCGTTGTCGTCATACTCGGTAAGATATTCCTTGACACCCTCGTATGAATTGTACCACTCGATTTCCTTTTGCCACGAAGAGAAGAAACTGTCGAGACAGTCTCGGATAATGTCGTCGAGCGTGTAATCCTCTTCGTAAGGCTTCGACATATACTCAGCGATAGGCTCGAGGATGTCGTAGTCGTAGCACATTCCCGTGAGTGGGCAATCCTTCCAACTCTGACGGAGTATCCGCGACGTTCTTTTCTTTGCATAGTCGCTCTTCTCTCTGTCCCATTCTTCTGTATGGTACTCCTTTCTTGGGTTGATGTCGTCCCATACATTCTCCATCAGATAACGCCACAGATATTTGCCCTTTATGTCGTCGCCGTCAATCTCGTGATAATAACCGTCCGAGTACGCACTTATTCCATACTCAATGCGGTAGTTATAACCGCATCCGCTGACTTCCCAATTCTTCACCTTAATGCCCATAAGTTTCTCGAACTCCTCGAGCGTTCCTTCCCAGTCAGAGTAATATGCCTCGGCGAAGTCGATGCGAGACTGACGTTCTGCTATGATGATGTCTTGTATCTTCTCTTCTAGTTCGTCGAACCGATAGAGTTTTACTTTTATTTCTTTCATTGTTCGTCCTCCTTAATATTTTATTATTACTGAATACCATTCGTCATTGCCGCTATTCGAATGGTCTGACGGGACGAACACAAGGATTCTCCCGAGGTTATCCACAGAGAAGCAGGCGTGGATGAAGACGTCCTTATCCATCGAACGTTCAATAATGTCGCGGTCGATTGCAAGACACAATTGTTCGCCGTTTGCCACAAGGTGCGATTCGATGAGGTACATCGGCAGCAGCGTCTTGTCGTGGAGCACTTGTTTCGTGACCACCTCAAGCCCGACCTCCTCAACAATCGAAAGGCGTGCGACATCTTTAAGTTCGTTCTGTGTGGGTGCGTCAACCCGAAGCAGTTCATAAATGAAGTTTGTATTCATTGGTTTCCCTCCTATTCTTTTTTCAGTTTGTAGAAACACAGCAGTTGGAAGATGCCGTCCAAATAGTTCAGCATCTCCGCACTGGATTTTCGACCGTTGAATCCGAGCACACCACTGTGTCGTCCACCTCCCTCCGCCTCTTCATACATATTCCATCCGCCATACTGAGATGCGTATTCTATTTCGTACTTCGTCCCGAGCCTCTTGTTTATGTAATTAACTCGGTACTCAATTAACCTTCTATATTCTGTTCTTGTCATAACTATTGATTTTATTGTTAAACATTAGTCGATTCTGCGAATTGCTCGAGTTCGTACACAATGCCTCCGGGGTAGTCGGCATACTGTTTCAGCCAAGTGTCGAAGTGCATCGACAAGTAACTTTCGAAGTTGTCCAATGCCGCTTCGTTTGCGGCCAACTTCTTGATTGCGGCACAGAACTGGCGTGCCTCTTCTGCATATTGTCTTTCCATTGTTGTAGTTATTTAATCATTCTGCATTATTGCATTGCTGGCGGATAGAGTTCTCACTCACACCGCCCCGGAGTTCCGACGCTCCCTATTCTGCGAGAGAAATCATTCTCTTGATTAATTTCTGCATCATCGCGGGTTTCTTTCGCCAATCAATTTTGTTGTCGTATTGGATACTGCTCGCCTTCTTCTCCAACTTGAGGAGTTCATCATAAGGCACGCGGACGTTTCCGAATGGTCGGTATCCCGTCACGACACATACACCTTCACCGAGGTCGTATGCGTCAAAGTTCCATCCATACACGCCCGCATTGTACCAGTTCGGGCTGATGTAATTCAAAAGATGCTGCGCGTCGCAATACGCAATGCAGATGATTTTGCTGAAATTATTCTTGATTTCCCTTTGCGTTATTTTTGTTTTCATTGTTGTATGTGTTTATTGTTTTATTTTATAATTGGCATATCGGCACCCTTTATGTAGGCAAGTGCATAATCCTTCGCCCAATAGTTCGGACTTCCATCGAATCCCATGAACTCGTGGGTTATCATCCATTCGTCCATCATTCCCTCTTCAATCCATCTGTCGACAGCATTCTTTTTCATTTTTTCGTAGGTGGAGCAAATTCTGCGTATTAACCTCGACCCTTTTTCATTAGGGATGTGTATATTTGCCCAATCTTGGTACTTCCATTTCCCGCAGGTAGGGTCGTGTTCGACAATGTCGATTAGTCGGTTCCTCTTTTGCCACAATTCGTGAAGTGTCATATCATTCTCCTTTCTCTCTGTATTGTTTGACGCAGACATATCCGCGCTGCATCATCGCGGCGGCGTATTCCTCGCCCTTGTTCTCGTCAGCAAACCACCCGCTGACTATTGCTCCGCCCTTCTCGGTCAGGGCTGTGACCTTTATTTGTTTCTTCATATTGTTTATTGTTTTATAGGTTTGTATTTCTTTTTGAATTCACCAACCGTCATCCCGAATATCTTCGTTATGATGAAGTTCAGTTCCTCAAGTGTGGCAGGTTCTGCGCTGCTGCCGTAGTTCCTCCAAAACCAGTACGGACCGCCGCCATTATTGCCGTATCCGTAGCATAATACGGTGCTCCATATATCCTCCTGCACACACACCTTCGGCAGCAGTTCGCAGTAACGAACGCCCGATTTGAGTTCGCGGGCAAGTTCTTTTAGTTCTTTTATGTATTTCATAATTCTGCGTCATAAAGCTGTTCCATAACGTCCGCGAGTTCGCTGAGGTCGCGGTATACCTCATAGTCTAAATAATTCTGTGGCATAATTATTATGATATTTCTTGTATTTCGAGAAAACATCTATCATTCTCTCGAAATTCTTTATGGCTTGTTGATGCAAGTCTTCTGGCATAATTATCTAATTCATCCTGTGAAAAGGAAGATAGAAAATTCTGTGTCCCCGATGAAATTTTAACATCGAAGACCAATTTGTTGCAATGCCATATAAGCATTGCAAATTGTCTCGGAAACCGTTTCATAGTTAAAATTCTTTAATTATTTGTATAATTTATTGGAAAACTTATTCGCGCACGGGTGCGTGAGGGCGTTGAATATATTTCATCCGCCCTCGCGCGACCCGCGTCATGCGCAGTTATATTATTCTCTACTTATTCCCCACGTAACGCAGCGTGCTTTTTCTCGCAGCACAAAGACGTTTGTAGTCCAGCGTCACGCCGTCAGGATATTTCACACTATAAAACAAAGTATTCGTTTCAGTGTTCAAATTGTGTTCAATAAAACAGCCATTCACGTATTCGACTGTTTGTTTTACAATAACATTATTCATAACAAATTCTTTTTTCGTTAATAAAATTCTTTTTTTTAACTTGTACTTTCGTACTCTGCGACCACGACGCAATCCCTCGCATCGTGGCCATAATTCATAAACGGGTATTGTTCGACTTCACTACTGTCTCGAACTATTCTACACTATATGGACCTGTTAGAACTCCTCGCATATAGTTCGCCCATACAATTCTTTTTCGCTCAGGCATTGTTACCTGACGTATGAATTTAACGTATTGACTATTTGTTCAATACTCCCAGTCCCGCATACGATTCGGTCAATCTATTAGAGTTGTTCCCAACTCCTATTTGTGGCTCTTGCTGGTAATTCCACACGGCAGCGGGAGTTCCAATCTATGTATCCCCATACGTTTCAGTAATTCGTGATTTGCTGTCACATACCGTTGTTCAACGGAACGCCTTACAAGTTGTCGCTTGTCCCCGTTAGGCTCGTAGTACACGGTTTTTGTCCAAATTGTGCCATATTCGTTTTGTTGTTCGTCCCCGCTATTCAACTATTCCGAACATACGGCACTAATTCCCAACTTATTCCCTGCAATTCTCGCACAATTCTATCAATTGCAGGTACTTCGTTGGCGTTCCTCGTCATCCTATTGGTACGGCGTTTGTTCGCTGCCAATTCTTTACAGCCTTCCAAACTGGTATTCTTGTTATATGGCTGCTTGTACCTTCTGCGGGCTCACCGCCTACAATGTACGTACAATTTATTCAATTGCCGTTGCTTGTTTGGCTGTTGCATCAGCCGTTGCAATTCTCGCAAATTGCTGTCCGTTTTACGCACTTGGCTTTTGGCCGTTTATTGTGTGTGTCCTTGTGGGACCGGCTACTTAGAGCGAGCCTATTGAATCGGACAATAGCAAAGGCTCCAGCGCTCGCTATTTATGGCCGTTTATTTTGCGGCCTTATTCATATTATTTAGTAGTGTTCTCAATTCACTGTTTTTGGCCTTGCTTGCTACTAACCTATATAAAGATTCTACCTTGTAATTGCCTTTATTGTCGATGTATAACGGCAATGTTGTTTCATTCACTTGTTGCAATATGGTTTGGGCCGATTCACTTTTGAGTGCCGAAATAATTTGTTTGTCGAAATTGTTGGCTATAGCAACTTGTTTGATAAACGCGTTAAGGCTGTCAATTGCGCCCTGTACGTTTGCATTCATAGCATTAAACTGACGTGTGCGCTTTAAAGTAACATTTGCAAAGCCTATTGTGCCCTCTTTTGCTCCTTGCTTAATGAGTTCAAGGCGAGCGGTTGCTTTTTTCAATCTTTCGGCCTTGTAGGCCTCGGCCTTTGCCAATCTTTCGGCTTTAGCAACTGCTTTTTCCATATCATCACTTGCAGTTGTAGTTTGCTTTTTGCTGGTTGCGTTTGCGTTTGCGTTTTTAACTTGTGTTTTCATTTTGTTTAAGTTTTAAAGTTTATAATTATATTAATTTAAATTGTCAATCTTTTGCCGTTTTCTTATCTTTTGAAATCTGATGCAAATATACAACACATTTTCAAATCTGCAAAATAATTTTCGTATTTTAACACTTTTTAACACAATACAGAATGATAATGTATTGAGAATGAGCAAAATAAAAGAATAAAAATTTTTGAGAAAATGAGCGAAAAAACTGCAAAAACAAACAAAAAAAGAGCGAAAAAATACAAAAATTGTCGAAAAATACCACAGCAAAATAACCAGAATAAATATAAAACTGTAAACCAGCACTTTACAAAGGTTATGTCTGCAATGTGCTGAAAATAAGCAAAATA